TATTAATCCAATGGTATTAGAAGTTACCAAAGATTTATATGGTCAATATTTTTGTGTATGTAATAATGGTGGAGCAAAAATTATTGATGTAGACACAGAGAATAATACCTTAACTTTAGATCCTAATACAACTACTTATGATATTCCACCAGCTATTGTGCAAGATGGTGTAGTAATTAGACCAGCTGGTATGGCATTTAATTATGTAGAAAGTAACGGAGTTATTCCAGATACCGGTAATCTTGGCGATGTTTGTATAGTAGATGGTGTTTGTTATATTTATATGTATGATGAATGACAAAAAAGTGGATATTTTAGTAGCGCAGACGATTTTAAAGATAATAATGGTAATTATAAAACCATATATAGAGTATTTGGTGCAACAATAGTACCATTAGATAAAGTTACTATCACTACTGGTAATAATATTAGATATAGATATAATGGTGAAAATATAACTGGTGAAAGTATGCCAGCATTTGAATTAGAGGCTGAATTACAGCCTAGATATTTATAGGAGGGAATAGAGATGCAAGATTTTATTAGAATAGGTGGACCAATAGTTTCATCACCTTTAAATGAGAATTTTAGACGTTTGGCTAATGCGGTTAGTATGGCAAATACAAATTTAATATTCTCTCAAGAAGATGGTATCGTTAATTCTGTTACAGAAATGTACAATATACAATCACCATTAGATGGCCAAGTTTGCTATGTTGTGGCGAATGGTGAATTATATCGTTATTCAGTTGGTAAACAAGATTGATTTAAAATTGCAGATTTTGGTAATACATTTAGACAAGGGTTTTTAAATTCTGGTGTCGTTATGATGGAAGGACCAATAGAATTTGTAAGTTCTAATCGCTCTGAATTTAAAATACCTCAAGCATTGATATATTTTAAAAACAAAGATGGAGATGGTTTAAATCTTAAAGGAATGTATCGTTTCCAAGAAAATTATTTTACTAATGAATTATCACCTGGAGTATATTCTATTTATGCTATGATTGATGAAACTTTAGAAACTCCAACAGTTTATCGGGTATTAGACGGTTTACCAGAACAAGATGAAGTTAATAAAGTATATATGGGTAGTTTTTTAATAGGTCATGATGGTGTTATTTTATCAGATTTTTTATTTACAATTCCAGATATGGCTTTCACTGCAGATAGAAGTATTTTTTATTTAGATGGTGGTAGAGCACAAGGATGTAATTTACGTGGCGCTGGTGGTACTTCTGTTAATCGTGATAGTGGGTATTACTATGATGAGGGTATCAATTGTCCATATGGAAATATTCCAGAAGATTATCCAGAAACTACTGACAATGGTGCTGATTTTAATATTAAACATTTTGATGGAAAAAGCCCAGTAGAAAAAATTTATTATATGATACCTACTGTATCAACTTTAACGAAACCAGTAACATTAACGCCAGGGTTAATTATTAACAAATATTATAATAGAGTAACAAATCAATTAGAAGATGTTGCTTTAGGACAATTCACTATTCAACAACATTTTATGACACCAATAGGTCAAGATGTAATTTTATATGGAGATACGGTTTATAATTCGTTAGAAGATGCTATAGCTCATATTAATGATACATTTAGTAATGACTTAGATTTTCCACGTGTTGAAGCAACTAGAATTGTTGTAGGAAATTTTAATGATTTTGATACATTAAATAGTAAAATGGTTGTATTTTATACAATGGGTCGTTTATCACAAGTTGGTACTATTAGTCCATCATTTGCTGATAATGAATTTAGATTATATAGTAGTCGTTTAAGTGATACAACACCTGCCATGTCACGCTTTTCATTAGATTTATTAGCAGATGAAGATTATGATGTGTCTCAATATGGTATTTTTGATTTGTCAGTATTACCATTTAATAAAACAAGAAAGTTATTTAGTTTAGATAGTAAATATATTACTGATGAAATTTCAACGCCAATGACGCAAACTATTGCGGCTACACGTATTAATGCACGTACTGGTAATGGTGGTTATGCATTAGCAGATGTAGCTGATTTAGATGACGCTATTGATCGTATCGCAGATTTGGAAAATGAAGTTTGAAAAACAAGTTCAGCAAGTGCTACTGTTCCAGAAAAAGGTATACGCGAACGTTTATATACTAATGAAATAGATATTGCAGGTCTTGAAGATGCAAGAGATGCTCATGCGGGTCGTTTATTAAATTTAGAACAAAATAAAGTTAATAAAAATACTACTATTAATGGTATTACTTTAGGTGATTCTACTAATATTAACGAAGCAAAAACTATTACATTAACAACAGACAATATTAGCGAAGGCTCAAATAATTTATATTATACAGAAGCTCGTGTGAGTGCTAACACTGATGTTGCGGCAGCTACAACACATATAGCACGTAAAGGAACTGGTACTGAAAGTAATATTAATCCTCATGCTATGAGTACAGATGATATTACTATTTTACCTAATTCATTACATAAATTTGTTAATGATTATCAATTAACTAGAATTAATAATTTACCAGCAAATACTTTAAATGATATTAATATTTTACAAGATAAAAAAATTGAGCATATACCTGTTTATTCTTTAGGTGGTTCTAAAACTAGTCCAACTGGAGTTGAAACATTATTAGGTAATTTTAAAACTTTAAAAATATATAGTGATGGAGTAGATTTTGATACTGATACAACCAACAAAGTTTTAACTTTAAATATTAGAGGACAAATTTATGAAAGTACATGGATGGCAAGAGCTCGTTATGCTACCTTAGAAGCATTATCACCAGTGCAATTAGAAGGTTATGTAGATAAATCTGTTACTTCTTTAAGTGCGGATAGTATTAATGGTATGAGTTCCGCTGGAAATAATAAATACTATGGTACAAATAGCAATGGTAACGTTGGTATTTATGATTTGCCAACTTATGTAACTACTGTAAATCAAAGCTCATTTGGTCCGATGGATCAAATTATTTTTACACCTGTTAATGGTTCTGTTACAGAAACTCATTTAACTCAAAGTTTAGCAGATAAAATTAATAATAATTATCATACAATATATGATGGTGGAGTTATTTCTAGTACAGAAATTAATACAATAGATTTTGGTGACAATATGACTGTTACAGTTAATGGTCATAAAGCTACTGTTAATGCTGTGGGTGCTAGTGGAACACCTGTTACTCAATTTGCAAACTTAAGCGATGTAGATGTTACTTATACTGGCAATGCTGGAAAAATGCTTGTAGTTAATGCTGACGAGAATGGTGTTGAATTAGCTAGTAGTCCAGCATTATCAAACTATATGTTAAAAAGTGTTTATGTTGACCCAACCGATACAACAAGGGTTAGAGGAGCTTTAGCAGCAGTAAATGCTGAAGTAGCGGCGAATTCATTAAAACTTATGAATAAAACAGTAGACGATACTTTAACTACAGATGCTGTTTTATGGACGGCTGCTAAAATTATTTCAAATACATCAAGTCAGATCACAAATGAAAGTGTTCAAGTTTATTTTGGAACTACAACACCAAGTAGTTCGTTAGGAAAGAATGGAGATATTTATATTTTAACAGATTAGGAGGGATAGGATATGGCAACAGTTAGTGGAACTATTAGCCCAACATCGTTTACTTGTCCAAGTGCTCAACATACAACTGGTACTATAAAAGTTACGTTTGGAACAATAACACATGATTTAACCAATAATAAAACTACAATCAGTTTTACTGCACAGGGTACTGGTTCATATTGGTTATATGGATATGGATTTTATTGAAGTTATGACAATTCTAATTGAAATAAAATTAAAGAATTTACTACACAATCAGATAGTTCAGTAGTAAAACCAAGTACTTATACTAAATCAAACTGACAATCATTATCTTTTGATGTGCCTCATACAGATGGACAAGGATATACTTTTTATTTTAAAATAAAACATTTATTTCAATATGGAGCAAGCGCTGCTCGTTGGGCTTATGATGATGGAGCTACCAGTGGTTATCATGCTAAAGGTGCAAGTCAACTTATGACACTTGATGTTCCAGCTCATAGTGTTAATACTTATCTTCGTTATCAAAATGCTGACGGTACTTATGGATCTTACAGTTTAGTAGATTCTCAAACAGTTATGCACGGTAATACATATTCGTATTCTCGTGCAGCCGATACTGTTTATACAGCTGTTTCTTATTCTGCAACAATTACACAAGATAGTACTTTTTATTTAGATGCTAATCGACAAACTTATACGTTTGGAGTATATCCAAGTGGAGGATCGTATAATGGTAGTACAAGTTATCAATCTTTTAGTGGTCGATATGGTTCTACCACTGGAGTTGGATTAGCCACTCCACCTTCTGGTTATAAGTTTGTTGGTTATCACGCAAATGGTCCGTTAACGGGAGTTAGTTCATCTGATAGTATTTTTGAATCTGGAAATGGTGATATTGGTGTATATAACAATAGTCAAAATGGTACGGTTACTCATACTCGTGAGCGTGATGATACAGTTCCATCTAAAGGAAAAGGAAATAGTAACGTTGGATATCGTATAAAAATAGCTAAAGTATCTGGAACTGCCAGTCCTGGATGTGGTGGTTTTTATTTAAGTACTAGTTCAAAAGCAAATCATGTATTTAGATGCATGACTTGAGCAAAAGTACCAGTAGGATATACTGTTAATGATCACCGTAATTCTATCGGAGATGGGGGTTATAGTGAATGATTAACTTCTCGACAAGGTACGGGTGATTGGTTTTTATATGTATATGACGTACACTGTGGTTCTTCTGGAACTTTTTCTACATTTGGACATTTAGCTTTAAGCGCTAATAATGGAGATAATACTGCGGCAGTTACATGGTATGTCTGCGCAGTTCAAATTACTGATATTACGTCTGGAGCTTTAGTATATAATTATACTCAAAACGGTTATGTTGAAGCCTTTTATGCACCAAACGAATATACAATATCATATAATGCTAATGGTGGTTCTGGAGCCCCATCTAGTCAACAAAAAGTTCATGATGTTAATTTAACATTGAGTTCTACACGTCCTACACATAGTAATACCACCGCGACTGGTTATACCGTAAGTTTTAATGGTAATGGCGGTACAGCTGGAACGGCAAGTCTGACAGCGACTGATACTATTAGTTATTCATTTAATAATTGAAAGGCAACTAATGGTACGACTTATAATCCTGGTGGAACTTATTCTGCTAATGCAGCAACTACTATGACAGCACAATGGAATACATCAACTACTCGTGGTTCGATTACTTTGCCAAGTGCTTCTCGAACTTATTATACTTTTAATGGTTGATCTAAAGTTGCAGGTACATCACCTTATTATAATGTAGGCACATCATATCAAGTTACTAGTGCTCATACTTTATATGCGAATTGGACACCTAATGCTCCAATTAACTTATCATTAAGTCGTTCTAGTTCAACAACGAATTCAATTGTTTTAACTTATAGTGATGCTGGAGTTGTTACTACTAGAACAGTATATTATCGTAAGGTTGGAGCTAGTAGTTATACAAGTATGGCTATTACATCTAATCCATTTACTATTTCTGGTTTAGAATCAGATGTGAATTATGAGATATATTATATTGCATCTAATAGTGCTGCTTCTAGTTCTACAACAGTTCAGCAATTTTCTACATTATTGACAATACCAACTATTACAAGTTATGGTACTAGTAGTATAACGCCATTTACGGCTACAGTATATTTAAATGGTTCTATTTCTCCAAGTAGAACATTACAATATAGATTTAGTAGTGATAATGGTTCAACTTGAACGAGTTGACAAAATAGTAGTTCATATACACATACCGGGTTAAATGAAGAAACTCAATATATATTAGGTTTCCAAGTAAAAGCAATACATACTGGTATAAATGCTAATGATACTACAAGTAATATAGTAACAATGACAATTACAACACCTGCTGACCAGGCTCAAATTTATGGAAAGAATAATGATACATGAAAACATGGTAAAGTGTGAGCTAAACAAAATGGTGAATGGGTAAAAGCAAAAAAAATATATACAAAGGTTAATGGCACATGGGTCATTAATAAAAATAATTAGGAGGGAAAATTATGGCAACATATCCAATTAAAATGGTACAGGATGAAACTGGTAGTCCATTTGTACCTTTGACAAGTGCGTCAGCTGTAATGGATAGTAATAATGATTCATTACAGACGTTATTAAATGGTAAATATAATATTATTAATAATTTAACAACAGCGTCTGCCGGTTTAGGGGTTTTAGATGCATCTCAAGGTAAAATATTATATGATATGGCTAATGTAGAGATTAACGTGATGTCTGGTGGAGGGTTTTCTGCTAAATTTGATAGTGGATTATATATATTTTCAGTACATATTCCAGATATTACTGCATTAACATGAAATCCATACGCAGAACTTATACTACCAACAAATCCAAGTTTTGTAAATATTAGTTATATTGGTCTAACACCAGAAAATACAAGTGGTTCATATACTGGAACTCAATTTGAGTATTCTTTACCAGATATGACAGAAGTATATTTATATGCTAGCAATACCACTACACCAATTGGTTTAAATGTTATTGTAATTGGAACTTGAAAATAGAGAACTGATAAGGTTCTCTCTTTTTATTTTACCATAATAACATCTACTATAATAGTAGAGCAAAGATAGACAAGGAGGTACGAATGGGAACATTTAAAGAAATCAATAAAGCAGATGGTAGTGGCACAACATTGTTTTATAGAGCAAGTTATGCTAATACCTTTGATATTAGTGATTTGGATATAGATACCGAGAGTGTTTTATATAGAACTGGTTTAGAAATTTCTCAAATGACAGAAGATAAACCGGCTATAGTACTTTGTACAGAAGATTATGTATATACCGATCAATATGGTAGTTTAATGTCTGTTGAAAGGGGTACTATTTATGAAATGGATCACGGTACGATTGTTGATACCATCGCCATTGGAGGTGGTGGAGGCGGAGGCGGAACGCCAAGATCAAATTTAACAACAGCCATTTCGCCACTAGAACAAAACGTTTCTATTAAAGCAACGGTTAAATTAGCTTATCACTTTTTAACTACAGCTATTAATAAAAACGGTACGGCTAAATTATATGTAAATAATGTATTAAAAAATACAACACAAGTAACATCTGGTGAGGATTATGAATTTAATGTCACGCCATATTTAAAACTAGGAACTAATTATTTTACAATTAGGACAGCAGATAATAATGGAGCTGAGAAAACTATTGACTTTTTAGTTAATGGCGTTCAATTAATTTTATCATCAAATTTTAATGATGAATTACCTATGCCCGATAGTTTTGATTATATTTATAGAGTGCGTGGAGCTGGAGACAAAACGATACATTTTATATTAGATGGTGAGGAAATTACTTATACAACTAGTGCGTCTGATATCGATTTAACACAGCATTTTACTAGTATAGGTCATGGTTCACATACATTACAAGTATATGTTACTGCTATATTGGATGGATCGTCTTTAATTAGTAACAGTTTAAATTATTCATTATTAACCTATAATCCAGAATCGTCTGATATTATTATGGCTAGTAATTTTAATATATCATCTTGTATGGAAGGAGAGCATTTAAAGATTGATTATAAAGTATATAATCCAGCTTCTTTAACCTCAAATGTAGAAATGTATATTAACGATGAATCAGTTATGTCGGTTATAGCAGATAGAACACAGCACGTTTGAAATGTATCTAATTATCCAACCGGCACAGTAACATTTAAAATTCAATGTGGTGATATATATATTGAAAAGGTAGTGGAAGTTGAACCTATTAGTGTTGAGATTCATGAAGTAACTGAAGGACTTGAATTAAAATTAACAACAGCTAATAGAAGTAATCAAGAAGCTCCTGAAACTCGTTCAATATGGCGTTACGAAGATATTGCAGTTCAAATGAATAATTTCAATTGGGTTAGTAATGGCTGAATTGATAATAAATTAAAATTAAATGGTAGTGCAAATGCAGTTATTCCTTTCTGCCCTTTTGAATCAGATTTAAGAAGGACTGGAAAAACAATTGAAATAGGTTTCGTTACTCACAATGTATTTGATTTAAATAGTGTTTTATTGACTTGTTTAGATGATCGTGGTATAGGTTGTGAAATAAAAATGGATCAAACACGATTTTCTTCAGAGCAACAGACTGTTACTACTCGTTTTGGAGAAGATAATGAAATTAGAATTAGTTTTGTTGTAGAACCCGTGGGCAGTAATCGTTTGATTAAAACATATATTAATGGAGTTTTAAGTGGTTTAACTCAATATGCTAATGATGACAATTTTGAACAAGCAAATCCTTTTAATATAGTGATTAATCCCGATCAAGAAGAAATAGACATTACATGTATCAGAGTTTATAATAGAGCGTTAACTAGCAGAGAAATTGTTGATAATTGAATATATGATATGACAGATGTTAGTGCAAAAATTAGTACTTTTAATAATAATCAAATTTATGATTATTATGGTAATGTTTCTTATGCTAAGGTTAAAAATTATTTACCAGTTGTTATTATTACTGGTCCTATGCCTACTTATAAAGGAGATAAAAAACAAGTTACTATTAGATATGAACACAATAGTAAAGAACAATATAATTTTGAACAAGAAAATTGTACTATAGATGTACAAGGTACTTCATCTCAGTATTATCCTCGCAAGAATTGAAAAATTAAATTGCAAGATAAAGTACAAGTAGAAGATAATATGTTACAAGAAAAAACATATTGTATGAAGGCCGATTTCATGGAAAGTTCTCATATGTATAATATAGGTACTGCTAAATTAGTTAACGATTTATATGATGAGCAATATTATTATCCAACAAGAACGAAGGATAATGGAGTGAGAGATGCTTTATACGGTTTTCCTTGTGTATTATTTACACAAGAAACTATAGAAGATGATTTACAATTCGCTGGTACATTTATGTTTAATAATGATAAATCTGACAAAGATACGTTAGGTTTTACTACCGAACATTCAGAAAGTTGAGAATTTAAAAATAATACATCAGATCATTGTTTGTTTAAAACTGATGATTTTAGCCCTTCTAGTGGTGTTGATGATAATTTTGAAGCTAGATATCCTGATGATAGTTATAGAGATTATACTGCTTTACAACGTGTTTTTTCATGGGTTGTATCATGTCGTAATAATCCAACAAAATTTCGTGAAGAATTTGAACAATATTTTAGTTTACATTATTGTTTAATTTATCAAGTTATGATGGAGTTGGCAATAATGGTCGATTCTCGTGCAAAAAATATGTTTTTAGATACTGCTGATGGTATTATTTGATATCCACGTTTTTATGATATGGATACTTGTTGGGGTCTTAATAACGAAGGTGTTCCTGCTTGAAATTATGATGTAGAAATACATGATCGCAATGGTTCGGCTTATGTATGAGACGATCGTGGTGAAAGTGTTTTTTGAAATTTGTTTGAAGAGGCTTTTGCGGATGAAATAGCTCAAACCTATAGAGATTTACGTAGTAATAAACTAACGTATGAAAACATTATGCGGTATTATGTAACAGATATATCTGATAAATTTGCGGCAAGTGAATATAATGAAGATTCTGAATTTAAGTATGTACAACCTTTAACACAACAAGGTAATGCTACTTATTTATATGCTGCGCAAGGTAGTCGCCAAGATTATTTTAAATGAATGGTTAAAAATCGTTTAAAATTGTTAGATAGTAAATATGAATATGGCGATTATAATAGTGATTATGTTACAATGCGTTTATATACTACAAATGGTAATTTTACAATTACAGTACATCAAACTATGTATATTAAAGCGCGTTTTGGTTCAACTACGATTCGTCAAAAAGTTAATAGAGATGAGCCTACAACTATTTTGGCTCCTGCGGGTTTAGTGTTTAATGATACTGAAGTTATTTTATGGGGAGCTAGTGCAATTACCGATTTAGGAGATTTAACTAATAAATATCCAGGTACTGTTGATATTTCAAAATGTACCCAGTTACAAGTATTAAGATTAGGTTCTAATAATTCGACTAATACAAATTTGATTTCATTATCTCTTGGTAATGTTCCAATGTTACGTGAGATTTATATTACTAATTGTCCAAATTTAACCGGTAATCTTGATATGTCTGGATGTACTGATTTAAAAATTGTTAATGCGAGAGGTACTGGTATTACTAGTTTTACATTGCCAGAAAATACTATTATTGAAGAGATGTATTTACCAAAAACATTAACGAGCTTAACCTTAAAAAACGTACATACACTCAACACACTTGTAATTGAATCTATGTATAATATTAAAAATTTAATTTATGAAAACAGTACATATTCTTTAGATGAATTATTAACTAAATGCGGCGGTCTAACTCGTATGCGTTTAGTTTTATCAAATGATTATAGTTATACCATGGATTTTGATGGTTTTATGTATTATCATAATAATATTATGGGTATTGACGATCAGGGCTTCAATTTACCACATCCTAATATTTCTGGTACGATTACTTTAAATGTACAGAACTATCATACTGCTGAGGAAATTAACGATTGAAAAGCTATTGTAGCAGAATGATATCCATTATTGGATGTGCATTATGTTGATACAGCTAGTATTTATACTCAGTTTACTTATTTTGGTAAACAGAATGCTAATGCTAGTAGCGTATACACTTATCTTGGTAATGGTTTGTTTGATTACAGAACTTATACGTCGGAAGAAGGTACTCGTGTTGTAACTGTACCTCGTTATACTAATTCAAACACTCCAATGGCGCAACCTCCTGAATGAGCCGAATATGTATGAGTACGACTTAATCCTAAGTTACTAACTACAGTACAAGTTTTAACGTTACCAGAAACAATTTCTGAGTTACCGGTAGCCGGTTTTACTTTATCTGTTACTTATCAAAATGATGGTGAAAAAGTAGGTGGGGTAATTATTCCACGTACATATCGTATGTTTGATATTGATTTTTATACAGAATATAATTTATATTATAACTATCAACCAGTGAGTAGTATGTATGGTTATTTCCCATGTTTAAATATGGTTAAATTAACGGACAGCACTTATATGATTAGAAATCCTTATTATTTATTTGCTAGTGGGGCTACTTCAGACGGTGGTTATCATTTTATTAATTTGAATTCAATAGTATTTAGTGGAAAAACAAATATCTTGCCATTGATTAGTGGTTCTTTATTATATACTTATTTTGATACATCTCAAGCCTTAGTGGCTGGAAATAATTTTCCTTATTCTAGATTAACTTATCCAGCTCGAGCTCCTTACTGACCATTACATTTTGATGATTATCATAACATATATTTATCAGGGAGTTATAAATTTCAATCACCAGAATTTTATATTTTACCTAATACGCTTAATTTATATGGTTCGGGCGCATTGTATGGTAATTATACAGGAGATTTAGATTTATCAAATAGCAATATTATATTTGCATCAAACAATATTAGTTTTTGTTCTAGTGGCACATTTAATACTTTAGTATTAAATGCACAAATACGAAGTTTATATAATATTGGTCCAAATTTAATTATAAATCATCCGTTTGATGCTAGCTCAATTATAACAAGTGGAAATATGCAAAGTTTAGATTTATCATATACCACTGTTGAAAATCCACAAAGTTTTCCAAATTTAGAAGTTATTAATAGTTCCAATGGTTGAGTACATCAGGATGGTTATTATCCGAGAGACATGTATTTAAGTACACCAAAATTACGACAAATAACTTGTGGTAGCGCATACAGTGGTGCATCAACTTGTGTTTATTTAGATATTCCATCAGATCGTATTTTAAAGTTAGTAGGTTTTGATTATGTATCAACAAGTAATAGTGATGTTATTTTAGGACCAAATAAAATGAATGTAACTTTAACTCCTTGTATTAAAAACGGATTTGATTGTTCGGCTTTACCTATGCGTAATAGTTATCGTATTAGTAATTTACCATCTGAGTTTGGCGGATATTGAGATTTAGGAGCAAGTTTTGCATCAAATGGTGGCTTAGTTTATATTCAGGGTATTAGTGGTACAAATGAGCAAAAGCATCAAGTATTATTAAATATTTTTAATAGTATATATGATTTAACCGAAAAAAATCTTACTGGTACTATTCGTCTAGTTTCTGCTTTGTATAATTTATTAACTTCTGAAGATATCGCTATAGCGACTAGTAAAGGTTGAACAGTAAGAACATAGGGGGAATGATATGAAATATACAAAAAAATATAATAAAATACAAGCTGATGAGGGAAAAGGTTTTTTATCAATAAATGATTTTGGTTCTTATACCGAAGATCAAAAATATGTATTACCAGAGCTATTTACCGAAGCTTATTTGGCTAAAAACCTAACAAAAGAAGATGCTTTAAAACTTTATGAAGAACTTACTCAAGAAGAGTTAGAAGCTCGTGAAGATGAATTAAAAGCTAAGTTAGATGCTCAAATTGCCGAGACAAATCAAGAAGAAATGATTTCTGAGGCCGAGATTATTGAAGAGGTTGAATAACCTCTTCTTTTTTTATTTTATAATGAAATATACTACTATACAATAGAAAGGAGGAAAAGGTATGGAGTGATTAGAGGTTGCAAAAGCAATTAGTGAATTAGGTATTTTAATAATCATTGCGGCTATTTTTTTGTGGTTAACTGTTAAAAACAATAAAAAGCAAGATGAATTTTTCACTAAAATATTTAATAATGTAGTAGACCAAATGAAATCATGTGCAGGAGGTCATGTATTAACAGAAGAAGAAGATCAAACTGCTGCAGAAATTGATAAGACTATTAATACTTATTTACAACAAGCCATAAGTGATTTGGGGGCTAGCCGTGCTTTAGTTGCTCGTTATCACAATGGTGGTAAAGATATGAATTCTATATCTTTCTTAAAAGTTAGCGTAACAAATGAACAAGTTAATCATGGGTGTCAACCATGTATCAGTGATTTCCAAAATCAATTCAGATCTATGGTTGGATATCCGATTAGTGAAATTGACCGTACTGGACATTGTTTAATTAGTGATATTGAGCAAATTAAGAACAAAGATATTGGAACATATGAATTATTAAAAGCAAGAGGAGTACGTTCAGCTTATTGTTATAAATTAACTAATCTTACTGGATATATTATTGGTACTGTATTTGTGTTATATAGAGTAGAAAACAAGACACAAGAAGATCCAGTGAAAATAGATCAATATTTAAGTCATATGGCTGATAATTTATCTAGTTTATTAAATATGCAAGAAGGTAAAAAGAAGAAGAAGGCATAAGGTCTTCTCTTTATTTTTTTGTATTTTTGAATACTATATAATTAAGGAGAATGGATAAATGAGGAGGAGAGAAAATGTATACAGTTAAAGTGGTGCGCAAATTTATAGATTGTCAAAAAGAGCCATCTGTGATACGAAATGTTGGAGATGTATATGATATTGATACCATTGGTAGATTAATTGAATTAATGGGTGAAAATCGTAATAAAACAAAATATGTGGAATTTATTTCATCTAGAAAGCCAGATAATTTAGAGCGTATTGGGAAAAAAGTAATCATACACCAAGGGTATTTATATTATATTGGTGGTATAGAGACATTTTTATTTAATTGGGTAAAAAAATATCGTAATCGTAATATTACTATTATGTGTAGAATGATAGAACCTGCACAATTAGCCAATTTAAGTAAATATGCTGATATAGTAATTGATAATGGTAAACCATTTGAATGTGATATACTAATTTTAGGTAATTATGATGGTAGCACAATTTTAAATAGAGCAAAAGCCGATAAAGTATATCAAATGATACATGCTGATTTAAGTGGTATGAAAGCTCATCATCCCGATTATAAAAATTTACAATGGAGTAAACATTCTAGGGTAGATAAAGTTATTTGTGTATCTGATACTGCTGCTGAAGGTTTAAAGCCTTTTTCTAAATGTGAATCTGAGGTTATTTATAATATACTAGATCATGATTATAAGGAAGAAGAAGATGAAACTTTAGCGTTAATAACATTATCTAGAGCTACCAAAGAGAAAGGTATTACTCGTATGATTGAAATGGCTAAACGCTTTAAAGCTGCACATAAACGTTTTATTTGATTTGTATGTTGTTCTTTAAGTCAAGTTAAAGATGCCAAGATTTTAAATGACATTAAATCTATTCCTGAATTTATTATAGTTCCGCCCTCTACAATGAATAAAACACTAATTAAAGGTTGTGATTATTTAGTACAATTGAGTGATACGGAAAGCTTTTGTTATAGTGCATTTGAGGCATTACAACGAGGCGTGCCTGTAATTTTAACTCGTTTCCCAGAAGCATTAAAAATTGTGAAAGAAGGAGAAAATGGTTATTTAGTTAATATGGATCTTAGTGATTTAGACGTAGAAAAAATATTTTCCAAACGTCCAAATAATGTAGTTTATGAAGATCGATGTGATTATGATAAATGGGAGAAGGTTTTTGAAGGAGAATTATAATTTATATACTATATAATGGAAGGAGTGATAGGAGGAAACCATGGAAGAAAAAGAAAAATTATCTTGGGAAGAACGTATTTCTCGTATTGAGCAAGCTCCACCTGAAGTACAGGTAATGGTTGCTAAAGCTTATATTAGAGATGATATTCCTGACGAAGATGTTCAATATTTATTTGAAGCAGTTACACCAGAAGACTTAAATGAAAATATGGACGAAGCTCATGTAGAGAATCTTAATGCTGATGATCCGGAAGGTATTGGGGCTGAGGGTTTTACTATGAGGACCAGTCGCCCAAATAATGATAAAAATTATATTGTAAGAGGGTCTGGTGGTTGGAATACATGTATAAAAGGTAATCCAACTTATGCTCCAGCAAATGCTTTGGCAAATTGCGTTGGATATGCAAGTGGCCGTTTTAATGAAATCATTAATATTGCGCGTGATAGCGTTGGATGTCCTTATCCAACATTAAATTGTAATGCTGGACAATTCAAAGAAAGAGCAGAAAAAGCTGGACTTAAAACAGGTTCTACACCAAAACTTGGTGCTATTATGTGCTGGGGTAAAACTGGTGGAGCAGGACATGTTGCAATAGTAGAAAAAGTTAATAAAGACGGTTCAGTTTACACAAGTGAATCTGGATGGGGCTCAAGTGCTATTTTCTGGAACCAAATAAGAAATAATAAAAATGGACGCTGGGGAAGTGGGCAATTATATTATTTCAGATGTTTTATTTATTTACCAGATGATGTACAAAAAACAATAGATGGTGGTCAACCAACTCCACCAACACCTACACCAACTCCTTGTGATAAGTTTAATATCGGAGATGATGTAATACTTAATGGACCAATTTATGTTAATAGTAATGCAACAAAACCTGCCAATACTATTAAAAATAAAAAAACAAAAGTAACTAGAAAAAATCCTGGTAGTGCACATCCTTACAATACTACTGGAGATCTAGGATGGTGTGATGAAAGTTCTTTGACTAAATACACTCCAGCTCCTACACCTACACCAGAACCACCTACACCAACAGAATTAAAAGTTGGAGATAAAGTTAAAATAATTGGAACTGGTAATGGTTCAAGTTACGGAACTTCTAATACGGCATATGGTATTGGATGGACACAATATATATTTAAAATATGAACAGGAAGACCTTATCCTTATCAAGTAGGAGGAAAAACTGGTAATACAACTGGTTTTTATGAGGCTTCTGCATTGAAAAAACTATAAAAGAATAGGGAGGTAAAAAAATGCAAGAAAGTAAATTAGCTATTATATTAGCTCTTGCCGCATTAGACGATAGTGCAATTAAAAGTCTAGAAGAAAGAGTTAATGAATTGGCTGAATTGGGATTTAAACCAGAGATCGTTGAAGAATTACCAGAAAGCGGTAATGATCATACTTTATATTTAGTTCCACAAAACGAACCTGGTGAAAATCCTTGGTATAAAGAATATTTATGATTACAAGATGAGTGGGAAAATATTGGGACTACTTCAATCAATTTTGAAAACTATTATACAAAAGATGAAATAGATGCTATTGATGCTACAAAAGAAGACATCAGTAATAAGATTACTACTTTAAATAGTGAAAGTACAGATGAACAATATCCAAGTGCAAAAGCTGTTTGGGATTTAGCAAATTTTTTAAATCTAGATATCAAGGAAAAAGAATTTGATCGATCTGGTGATAAGAGAGTTAATCTCTTTACTATGGACGCAGGGATTTATCTAAATACAGGTAGTGATGATGCTAGTTATGCTTATTCTAGGGCTGATTCAGGAGGTAATCTATTACCTTATTATATAACTATGTTAATTTATCCCGAAAAAATAAGTAATTCCCCACCTGACAACAACAGACTTGTAGCATTAGCCTGGGGTTATGGAAGTATTTATAGTAACGACAAAGGATATTTGTTTGGTATTAGATTTTATCATAATACCAATGATTATATATCAGTACAAGTGAATAAATATCCTAAGTTTATTGCTTTATCACCAAATGATCAAACACTGCAAGGTGTTAAAACATTTAGTAGCCTACCAGTCTCAACATCTGTTCCAACACAGGATGGTCAATTAACAAATAAGAAATATGTTGACGATGCTATAGCAGCAAGTGATACACCTACAATTACAATTGACGCCGATGTTTTAAATAACATAATTACATCTACGGATGTTAATAAAGTATTAGATGGTATTGAGAGTAATAAATCATTTAATTTATTAGTACATTCTAATTTTATGGATTTTACTAGTCCAGCTGAAGTTAAATCAACTGGTGCTGATCCTAATAAAACATATTATATTGAAACCATTATGAACGGTATGATAGTTAGTACAGATACATTAGTAAGGGATCAAGATTGTGCAATTTATAAAGATGAGCTAGAATTTACTAGTCATAAAGTAACAAGTTTAGATAGTAGTAGTACAGATGATCAATATCCAAGTGCTAGGGCTGTTTTTGGTGCTTTATCAAATATAAAAGAAGTCTATTATTTGCCAACATCTAGTAGCAGTAGTCCATTTGATTTTAGAACAGCCAAAAAAGGACTTTATATTTATCAAAAACCAGGGGCACCTTTTTATATTAAAACAACACCAACATATACTTGAACAAGCACAGTAAATCCAATATATATAATAGTGTATGATGATTATACAACAACCCCACCATCACGACAAAAAGATATTGCCTTAATTGTTGGAATTGATAATTCTGGTAGTTCTTTATGTTGTTTACGTATTGTAGAAACAACCAGCGGTTATATTAGTAATGCTGGAACTATTAGTACGGGGTTTGATTTTTTAAACAGCATTACACAAACAATCACTGGTGTTAAAACATTTAGTAGTTTGCCAATTTCAACGGCAGTTCCAACAGCAGACGGTCAACTTACAAACAAAAAATATGTTGATGATAAAATAAGTGCTACAGCAATACAATATACAACCATGCCTGTTGCAAGTGCATCTAACGAAAATCAAATTATAGAATATATTGGAACAACAGATGCTGATTATACACAAGGATATTTTTATCAATGTGTAAGTGATGGACAAGACCCAGCAACTTATAGTTGGGAACCTGTTGAGGTACAAGAAGATAATAGTCTAAATATAGGATATTTAAATGGAACAATGACATCTGGTATGGGAACAGTTTTTGATTACCCTAGTATTAAGAAAGGGTTATATTTTAGTAACTATCTTAATCAGACTCTTCCAGATGGACTTGGTTTTAAAATTAATGGTTCAAATTATACTCCAGTTACTAATTTTAAAGGAGCATGTTTATACTTAATTATTGAAAAAGAATATGAAGAAGTTAGAAATAGTTCATCAAGAGTTGCTATTGGAAGAGTATGGCATATTTATCCAGACACAAGTCAGTATTCTAGTGGTTTATATGATGGTTATTTAACAAATAGTGTTTTATATTATCAAAAACCTTCTGACATATCAGGAGAAGTAATTTCTGTAAACAGTTTAAGCTATGTAAATTCACCTATAAGATTTATAACTGAAAATACACAGTTTTTTAGTGGTACAAAAATATTTAATAATATACCAAAACAAAATAGTACAACAGCGCCAACACAAGATACAGAATTTACTAATAAAAAATATGTAGACGACCAAGATAAAATTATTTTAAATAATATTGCTCCGCAATATAGTACATCATCAACTTATAACGAAGGAGATCATGTTATTTATAATGGAGTATTATATGAATGTAATACAACAATAAGTGTAGCTGAGGCTTGAACTCCAGCGCATTGGACACAAAAAGAGATTTTAAGTTATATTGATAATAAAATTTCTAATATAGATACAACGAAACGTGAAATAGTTCAAACATTGCCAACACAAGATATAGCAACAGATACCATTTATATGGTACCTAAAACAACTCCAGGTACACAAAATATATATGATGAATATATGTATATTAATAATGCTTGGGAAATAATTGGCTCAACAGAAGTTGATTTAACTAATTATTATACAAAATCAGAGGTAGATGCTATGATTGCAAATCTTAACAATCAAATTGGTAATATTACCGAAGTATTATCACATTTAGTTGATACGGTTGAACCAATTAATACTACTTTATACACTGAGAATATAACGGTTGATGGTAATAGTGGAACATATGAAGTAATCGCTAAAGAACATCATATAGATACAGATTATTATGTATTAGATTATAACTTTACTAATACAAGTAGTAATACAATAAGAGGTTTAATACTTGATGAAATTTACGATGACGGGGTAAATCCTGCTAAACATGTACCATTATTATGACCTTACGATATCGAACCAGGAGAAACAGTTACATTAACTTCTTACTGGCAAGATCCTACAACTTATCAAGAATCACTTGCTAAATATGGTGATACTCAGAACATTACAGTAGAAAGTGGTGAAGTTTCAGATGCTTCAACATTCACACAAGATTTACCATTAGCTAATTTAGGATTTACAACAGATGTTGTTGCTCATACAACTGCTTATAATTCAAATGATGTAACTGGTGGATTTACTAGAACAGAATTTGATAGAACGGGTGGTTCAGAAGATCCATATGATGTACCAGAAAGTTTCCGTGTTGCATGGATTAATCAAAACAATCAAACATTTGGAACATTAAGCGAGCCAATTGACGGAAGTTTAACAATGACTAGAAGTTATCTTGGATTTGACGAAGCTCATTTTGATGCAACCAATACTAAGTTCTTCTTAATTAAAACAGCCGATATAGCAGATTGTACTTATCAAGAATTTTTAGATGCTTATAATGCATTTATTAATGGGGGTGTATAATTATGGCAATTAGTCATTTATTAGAAGCTCTTACGGATGATTTAGATACAACAGTTAGTGCCCTTGATTTACCAGAGGGTACTAACTATAGTACTATCGCTCGTATGGCAAGAAATGGAGAAATTACTACTGGTGGTGGTGCAACAGATATTTATAAAGTTGCATCTATTGCTGAAAGAGATGCTTTAACGGGCGTTCATGAGGGAGACATGTGCGTTGTTACTTCTAGTTCAATAGGTAATTGGGAAGAAACAACAAACAACTCAAGTATAACATTCCCAGCAACAGTTGTGTTATCTAATGCTTTTAGTGATTGGTTTCGTGGTAATTTAAGAGCCGACCAAAGTAGTGGTGAAAATTTTGATGGTATGATAGAATTATCTGAACAAGACTTTAGATTAGATGGTTGGGGCGATAATATACAAGTAAGAGTTCAATATAATAGTAATGATGGAATAACATATACAAGACAAAGAATAGAAGCAGAAGATATGTCAACAGGTGATAGTTTAGTTGATGGTGATACAATTAATTTGCCATTTAATGTGTATATAGATGGAAATTGGACTGATGAAATTGGTTATTTTATGCAAGTAGGGGTTAAAACATTTGATGGGTTGTTTACTTATGATGGTTCTGATTGGAATTATTCTTATGTTGGTGTTAATCTTAATGCAAACGATTTACTTAATAGTAAAAAAGCATATACGAATAATGGTTATATATCTGGAACCTTAGGGGTAAATCCATCAATGTCATTTAATGATAATAATATTTTAATTTATAATGCATATAATTTAATGACTCCACGAGTATTGACTGATAATGATAAAACAATTAATAGTGATATTATTGCTATACCTATTAAAACAAATGGTATACCTCTATTAGATACAAGTCGTGTTACAAATATGATGTCTATGTTTCAAAATTGTACTAAACTTACATCAATACCTCTATTAGATACAAGTAATGTCACTACAATGGAAAATATGTTTTATGGATGTTCAAATATTACATCAATACCTCTATTAGATACAAGTAATGTAACAAGTATGGTTTATATGTTTCACAACTGTTCAAATATTACATCAATACCTCTATTAGATACAAGTAATGTAACAAGTATGACTGGTATTTTTGATTACTGTTCAAGTATTACATCAATACCTCTATTAGATACAAGTAATGTAACAAGTATGGTGAATATGTTTCGAAATTGTGGAAGCCTTACATCAATACCATTATTAAACACAAGCAAAGTAACAGATATGTCTTGTATGTTTATGGGATGTTGGAGATTGCCATCAATACCTTTGTTAGATACATCTCATGTCACTAAAATGGAAAAGATGTTTTATGGATGCTCTGGGCTTACATCAATACCTTTGTTAAACACAAGTAATTTGACTAATAAGTATGCTTTTTCTGATGTATTTAAAAGTTGCAATAATTTAGATAATAATAGTTTGAATAATATATTGCAAATGTGTATAAATGCAGTATCTTACCCTGGAACTAAAACATTGAAGACATTAGGAATATTAGATACTACATATTATCCAGCAAGTAGAATAGAAGCACTATCAAACTATCAAGATTTTATAAATGCAGGTTGGACAATAGGATATTAAAGGAGGTAAATAATGTATCAATCAAGATTAATTGATCTTTCTAATTATCAAGAGAAAGATTTAAAACTTTCTGGATTAAAAGGTTCAGTATTATCAATTATAACAGAAGGAAATCCTTCAGTATCAATTAAAGGACAAAGTGGTAAGTTAGAATCTGAAATCGATTTAGCTATTATTAGTTTAAGTGATTTTAGTAAAAGCACTTCAATTTCTGGTGAAGGTGCTTATGTAGCTCCTATTATTGGAATTGATAGAATTGAATTAACTGTATCTGGTTCTGGAAAAGTTTATTTAAAAGAATTAGTAGGTTAGGAGGATATTATGTGGGAAGCTATTTTATCCACACTTGGTGTTATGGGGTGGTTAGGAATGGTTCTAGCAATTTTAGTAATTGTTAATACAACTTGTGGAATTATTCATAATCTTCATGATGGTCAAGTATTTTCATGGAAAGTTTTATTTAAAGGATTGGGTAAAGCATTTGTATATTATGCTAGTGCAGTTTTAACTAGCATAGCTTTTACAATGTTACCTTTTATTAATGCTTTAATTACAAATACTTTCCAAGTAGAATTGTTTGCTAATGACACATTACAAACCTTATCTGCTGTGGCTGTAGTTGGTGTAGTAATTGCTTCTGTAATTACTCAAGGTAAAAAAGCACTTGAGGGAGTAATTGAACTTTCTGGTGTTAGTGTTACTAACAAAGAAGAAATTACTTGAGAAGTCAGAGATCCACTTACCGACGAGCCTATGAACAAAGGAGAGTAACATCTCCTTCTTTTTTTATTTGAACTTATAACCATAAAAGCTACTATAAATATAGAGAATAAACTGTAAGGAGGGAAATTATGTATAAGATAATGACAAAGCTACACACTTTTAAAGAAAATGTTTTTGCTTTTCATATGGTTCCTAATGATAGAGGAGAGATAGTTGAATATGGTGTACTTACACCTGAAGAAGCAGCTATTACGGCTTTAGAATTATTAGGTAAAGTAGGATACGAAGATTTAAGAATTGTAGATGATAAATCTTATTATATTGAATTAGTTTATGGTAAAAAACCAATTCCAGAACCTAATTTATATACAATTACTTATGAAAATATTAAAGACTACGTACCAGATAAAGAAAAAATTGAAAACATTGAAGAAGGTGCTACGGTTTCATCTTTAATTACATTTGACAATGCGGTTGATTCATTCCATCTAATTGTAGATGATAAAGAATATAAAACTGGTAACCCTGCCTGGATACAATTTGAAGTGTTGAGCAACACAGAAGTTAAAATTACTTATACAGGAATTACTAGAGACCACACAGTTGAAATAGTAATAGATAACATTATTGACGATGGAGACGAAGATATTCCAAGTCTATAGGAGAACGATGAGTTCTCTTTATTTTTATACCCAAAATCATACTATATATTAGAGACAGAGAGACTATAGGTCTCTTTATTTTATTAAGGAGGAGAGAACATGGAAGTATATGTTAAGGAAACCTTACACGTATTAGACTATAACGAAAATATTAAACAAACAATCTTTAATAGTGATGACCATATGACAGCAGGATATGCTTATAATATTACTATTACAGAGGCTAATACGGGTTATAGTGATTTAAAATTTGAGATGCCTAATACTATTATTAACAATAATGGAGAGAAAATTAAAAATCCGTTATTAAGTTTATTAGTGCCACTTGTTAAATTGCGCTATGAAAGACAGGTTTATTATGTAGGAGAGCAACCTATTACAGTACGTGAGCCGGAAGGATATGGAGATACAACTACTTATGTAGATAGAACATATTCTAATGTATATCCAGATAATATTATTGAAGATTATATTATGGACTATATAGTTCAACCAATAGATAAAACAAGAGATGTATTAAAAATTAGTACATCTTTTACAGCAATGGATTATCCACGTTTTAATTTAAGTAAAAAAAGAGTTGGTTTAACCATTGATCAAAATACTTTAACAAGGGATGAATGAACCATATTTCAAAACAAACCATTGGACAAACCTGGTACAATTAAATACACACAATGAACAGAAGATTTAAGTCGTACTGCTGGTAAATTAGATATTCCATTAGAATGGGATCCAGCACATGCTGTAGAATATCCGTTAGGAAAAGAGCAGATTAAAACTTTAATGCAAACGGCAAGTGTTTGACCTTATGGATTATTAGCATCTGCCTTTTACTGACCTATTACATCAACAGCTCGTTTTAAAGGGATTTTATATAAAGAGGGCGGTTATTTAGTATTACAATTATATGATTTTTATGACCAAACGACTGTAGGTATTGATCCTAATTTATATATTGATAGATACTCATGAGATTGAACTCAATTATATCAAGTAGATAGTTATTTATGTCCTAATAATGCACTTAATTATTTATATCACATTTTAGAAGGCACTAATTGATCTGTGGCATTGCGTCAAGATGGTACACCAGATGTTGATATAGTGAAAACTGTTGTACATAATCCAAGAGGTTCTGTTGAATCTACTGAATTGGTTGATTTGCAAAGCAATATTAATATTAGCAGTGGTAATTGCTATAACGCTATTACAGCTGTGTGTAAAGAATTACAGGTATATCCTGTTTTTGATTGTATCAATAGAACAGTTGCATTGCGTCAATTTAGCGGTAAAAATTATGGATTGGTATATGCTTTAGGTAATAATATTAAAGATACTACGATTAAAAATGATGGTGAACGTGTTATTACTAAACTTTATTGTACTGGTGGCAAAGATTATGATGGAGATGCTAACATTAACATTGGTACTGCAACTAGAGATTATACTAAGAATTTTACAGGATTTTATAATAATGTAAATTCTCTACCTACAACAGATATAGAAGGATATTATGCTATTGTAGATGATAGCATATCAAATGATGCGCTTAAAAAACCAGAATATATTTATCAAGAAGTAGACGGTAAAATGACCATTGTAAAAACATATTCGTCAATAGAACAGATACATGATTTATCAGTACCAGAATATTGAAATGCTGGGCCTAATCGTCAAGTATATTATTGAGATGGTAATAATTGAAATCTTGCTACAAAATTGGATACTGGTTTATGAGAATTCACAATTAATGGTAATACTGTTATAGTAGATCCAATTACTGGTACAACGGGAGAATGAACTCCTAATGACGATATGTATATTACAGGTCGTAGTCCATATGGTACGAATTATATTTTAAATCTTTGGTGGTCTTATAAGAATAATTGAATTACCAAAGAACAAATATTAGAGTTATATCAGTATGAACGACAAATTAATGATTTAAACTTAGCGTTTGCTGATAAATATATTAAGGATTATAGAGAAGCTCGTGAAATTTACAATACGGCAATTAATGAATATGATATTGCTCAAGACGGATTTGAATCTACTTTACATAAAATGGAAAATAAATATTATAATGTAGATTTAAAATATTCAGAAGGATATACATATGCTTTTCATAAACCTCCTCAAGGTACTTATGAAGCTTATAATAGAGATTTAGGTAAAAATACTCATTACATTAAACTATTTCACTGTTATAATCCAGAATGTGGAGAAACGCGCGGTCTTGAGCCAAATGGTTCTAGTGCTCCTGCAGATTTAACTACTTGTCCTAAATGCGGAGGTAGCGATGTTTCTAATGAAGCTATTTATATTCCAACTTTTGCTGATTATGATTTTACATATGATCATGATATCTATCCATATACGACCGATATGTCTAAATATAATGAAAAAAGTTATGCATATTCTCCACATTTAAAAGGTGATTATTTATCTATGGTTATCGCTATGGATAAAATTGCTTATAGTACAACAAGACCATATACTAAACAAAATTTAGATATTGGTACATATGAAAATATGTTTTCTTTAATTGAGAAAATTCCATTTGATGACGATACGGTAAATTTACCAGATGGTTATACTTATATATTAAAGAATGTATATGTACGTTCAACTAGTGGTAAAATTGAAAATTGAAATGATGATATTGATAATTATATTAGTAATTATGGTAAAATGTTAGATGACTTACGCTCAGTTTTAACTGCCCAACAACGTATCAAAGAATTAGATGAATTATATGATAGTTGGAAAGAACAAATAGATGCATTAAACGCCACTATTCAAGAGAATTTTGGAGATTATTTAATTGAAGGTAATTATATCAATAATGAACAACCTTATGTTGGATTATTGTTTAATGAAGGCAAGGAAGCTTCTAATAAATTTTCTATTCCAGAAATTACTTATAGTTTAAATGTTGTTGATTCCTCTGGTTTAATAGAATACAGAGAGCCAACAATTACTCGTTATCATTGTAATGAGTGTGGTTATGTCAGCTATGATGAAATTTCAATATGTCCACGTTGTGGTAATACCATAATTACAGTTGAACATGATGTTTATAATGATTTGGTTAAAACGCTTCATAGTGTTGGACAAATCATTCCAAAAGCAGGAGATTATGTTACAGTTTATGATGAACCAATGGGAATGTATGGAGTTCCAGCTCTTATTACAGGTATTACAAGATATTTAGATAGTCCAATTAATAATAAAATTGATTTGAATACATCTTATACTGACGAAGAAGAATTGGTTGGTAATATTATTACTGCAACTAATACGGTATTAAATAATGCTGATATATACGCTCGTACAGCCATTTTACGCTCAGATGGTACAATTGATCCTAATAGTATTACAGAAACATTAAATAACAATACAAATAATATAGCAATTGTTGGAACTAGTGGTAATATGTTGTTAGATAGTACTGGAATGCGTGTTACTAATTCAACTAATCCAAACAAGGCTATGAAATATTCTGGTAATGGTATTTATTATACTAATAATTTTAGTACAGATTCAAACGAAGCTGTTATTTGGGAACGTATTTTAAGTGACGAGGGTATTAATGCTAATTATATTCGTAGCGGTTCTATAGATACAAACAGATTAACTATTTTATCTGGTCAATATGGTAAAGTAGTATTAGACCAATATGGTTTATCAGTGAAAAATGTTTCGTCTGAATTATCTCACGTAACAGAATTTGATCAAGCATTAGCAAAAACAGATGCCAATTATGGTAAAGATTGAAGTACTACTAATAATATAGCATCATTTGTAGGTGTTGATACTAGTAATAATCCTTTAATTTATACAAAAGGGTTTTTAGTAGCAGAAGAAGGTAGTAATATTGCAAATTGGATTACTGATAATAAGGGCTTTTATCATTTAAATGGTCAATCAAAAGATTTATGGTTAAGTCCTACTGGTATATCTGGAACAGTTAATGACACTACTAAAAATTATGCTTTTTATGCTAATGGTAATTTTGGTGTAGATACAAGTGGTAATTTATATGCCAATAATGCTCATATTAGAGGCCAAATTATTATCTCAGATAGTAATTCGCAAATAAATACAGGAACAGTGGGAGGATGAACCGCATCTTCCACTGGATTAACTAATGGTGCTAATCCTAGTTTAGTATTAAGTCCTGCGGGAGGAGCAATTACAGGTGCTGTTAATAACAGTGGTTCACGTAGTGATTGGGGCATTTATATGAATGGAACATTTGGTGTTACTACTGGTGGTACATTATATGCAACAGGGGCACATGTGGCTGGAGATATTACGGCTAATTCGTTAACATTAGGTTCTAATGTAACAATTCCTTATAATAAGATTAGTGGTACCCCTGATTTAACCATTTATGTTGCCAAAGACGGAAGGATTGGTTCGACTCCGGCCGAAGGAACAACTGGTTTTATTGTTAGTAGTGAAGGATTATTACAAGCTAGTAATGCTATTATTTATGGTACAATTTATGCGTCTGCTGGTTTAATTGCTGGATGAAATGTTAAATCAAATTATTTAGGTGTATGAAATAATAGTGGAGAAGGTTCTGGTAGCGCTTCTAATTATTTTATGTCCCCAAGTGGTTTATATAATTATTGAAGTCATGATAACAATAGACATAATTGATTAATATATTTTAAAGATAAATTCGGTATTGATACAACTGGTAAATTGTATTGTAATGGTGCAGTTATTCGTGGTAATTTAAATGCTGGAGATTTAACTGACGGTACAATAGCGGCTGCTCGTATTGGGGCTAACAGTATTACTGCATCTAAATTAAGTGTTAGTACATTAAGTTCTGTTACATCTAATACCGGTAGTTTAACTGTTACTGGTACATTATCATGTCCACCGTTATATATTGAAGACGGTTGATCATGTATTGTAAACGGAACTTCTTATAGTGCTCCTATCCGTATTGCCAATGCATCGGCTACTGCTGGAACAATTGCTGTATATGGTAACCCTGGAGAAGGCTCATTTAATGGATGGCATGTAGGACTAACCACTAATATTAAGGTATTAAAAGATGGAGGGGCCATTGGTACAGATGAAGCTGTTTTATGATTTGTAAAAGGTTTATTTGTAGGATGGAAAACAGTATAATAAAGGAGAAATAATATGTATAAAGAACAATATACAATTGATGAATTTATTGAAATTAAAAAGCAATGGTATCAATCTATCGTTGATTTGAATGATCCAACATGTTTGAATATTGATGAAATAAAAGAAAGACTGTGTACATGAACACGACAAAATTGAATTGATTTCTTTAAACAAACTTTCGGTGATCGCATTGTGATTGATGAAGATAATAATATTGTAAAAAAAAGAGAAAGCTAATGCTTTCTCTTATTTTTTTTATCTTCTCCTAGGCGATTCTTTTTCCCGCGCTTTGGATATTCAACATTTTGATGTTGTTTAATTCAACGTTCTACATTAAAAGGCTCGTCTTTCTTTTTGAAAGGTCGTCTTTTATAATTATTTTGTTTCATTTTTCTCCTATTAGTAATGATAATCTACAACTGCTATATAAAAACTTTTATAGCGAGGATTGCTTATTAAATCCATTAACATTTCATGTGACATGTGAGGGTCTTCTACTAAATCACTAATTGAATTATCTAAATATTTTATCAATGCTGCCGCAGGGTGTAATATATCTAAATGATTACATGAATGTAGTCGTTCACATTCTTCTTTGTCTATATTACGAACACGTGTTATGCTAACATATTGGCAGTTTAAATTATTTGTCATAGGATCTCCAATAAATCCATTGGTTTCTGGTCGCTCATCTAAAAAAGGAAAATCAACTGGGTAGTGATTTTGACAATTTTTAGAAACGGGTATTGTATTTAAGTATCTTCCACCTATATTACCATAATCCCATTGTCCTATATCACATTGTCTTTCCATTAAAGTATAAATATCAGTTACAGTTTTACCCACTACGGCACACATAGCATGCATATTATCATTCCTTTCATATTTTTATATATATATTATAACAAAAAAATAAGAGATTGTCAAGTCAATCTCTCTTTTTTTTATACTCATTTACCGTTTTTAAAAGTTTTTACACTACCGTCTGGATATGTATAAGTTAATTCTTCTATTTTAACATTAGGGAAACGTTCATACATTGTTTCTAAATCCCATGGGCCATCATTATCAATGGATTGTCCAGGTAGAATATATAGTAATCCAGCAGCAATATATTTATCTGGTTCGTGAATTGATGTAATACCGGTTGTATGTGGTATATAACTTTCATCTCTTAATAAAGGAAAACCTCCAATGTGTCTTAATAAACCTCATGTACCAGTATTTCCATAATCTAATTCTGGGTGGGTAATAATATATTCTGTACCTTTATCAATTAAATCATAATATGGTTGTTTAATTTTAAAACCGAATATTTCAAATTGTGTACCAAAAAATTTAAACTTAGTTACGGGCGTTTTAACGATTGCTTCTATATCACAATCTTCAAAATAAGTATCTCCTCAAATAAATAAAGTTTCCTTATATTTAGAATAATATTTTTTATTTGCACTAAATTTTTTAATTTCATGGTCATTATTTTCTGGTAAAATTCTTGCAACATCCAAATAATCAAAATCTTCTGAATGAGTTGCAATTACTGGTTCTACTCCTAATGCTCTTAATTGACGAATAGTTCTATCAATTATACGTTCCCCATCAATTTCAATGAGTTGCTTCTTCTTACTTAAACCACCCATTCGTTTGGCTTTCCCATCAGCCATAATAATACATATTTTATCGTATGTCACCATACCCTCCTAAAACGCATTTTTAGCCCGTTTACAGCGTTTTTTTACTTTTTTAATATAAATATATTATTTTAATATAAAAAGCAGAATACGCTTATTAATTTTGCTTTTTTGAAGGGAATTCTGCTTTTAATTTTTTTAAATTTTCATTTTTGTTTGAGTTGGGCCCCAAGCTTTATCTCGTCATTCATTGTATTTATTATAACGAGTACGGATGTCAGTAATTTCTTCTTTTGTCCAATCTTTTGTTAGACCGTCAAAGAAACCACAGTTGGAGTATTCTGGGCATCCGCCACATTTAATACATTGTGGTACACATGCTCAAAAGATATCTTCATCATAATCACGTATTGCTTCTAATACAGCTCTCCAATATTTACGTGTTGTTGGATCGGCCGCTGAGCACAATCTCTTTAAACTAATGTTAATAAGTGCTTGAATATTAGCGTCCATTTCCATCATGACTGGATCAATTTGACTACGTTCACTTCTATCCACGCCAGTACGATCGGTACGTTGAGTTGCTACGAATTTTTCACAACCTTCATGATGTCTAGCAAAATGAGTACTAACATAAGTCGGTATATTTTCTCATTTCCAACTAACGATACCTCTACGCAATGGACTATGCTCTGCTAATAATAATTTACGCTTCCATTCGCTAGAAGGTTCTTTAGTACCCCCCTCTTTAGATATAGTAGTCATACAAGCAGATTTTATCTTTTTCCAATCTACATTGAAATCAGTAATCTTAACTTGTGGCGCATTAAAAGTTGGTGTAGCTGGGATCGGTTTAGCTTCTCCTTCCATGAATTTTGCTGTAAAACCTATATAGGTGTTTTTATAAGAGGCTATAATAGCAGGAATTTCTGCTAAATCGTTAACCTCTACCGTTACAGGTCCTTGAGTGGTTTCTAAATTTATTACATACATTTTATTGTCCTCCGTATTTTTCTAACAAGTCTAAATAACAATTACCACATACGCTTTCGTATGTAATATTATTTTGTTTATCTAGAGCAACTTGTACTCCTTGAAATATTGGAGTACCGTTTAATAGACGCAAATTTTGAGTGGCTCTTCTACCACATTTACAAATAGTGCGTAATTCTTCTATATGATCTGCTAATTCTAATAACCGAGCTGCTCCAGGGAATCCTTTCATTTGAAAGTCACAGCGCAGCCCATAAGCTAGTACTGGAATATCTAATTTTTTAGTAATAAAATATAATTGTTCTACTTGTTCTGGTTCTAAAAACTGGGCTTCATCTACTACAACCGCATTTGGCATATGATGTTTTACAAAATTATATATGTCACTGGTGGGAGTAATAAGATAATCAATAGGACGCTCAATACCAATACGACTTTTTACTTTACCTTGTCCTTTATCTCCTTTTCTTGGTTGTAATAATAAACATTTCATTCCTTTTTCAGTATAATTATGAACTACTTGCAATAAAGCGGCAGATTTACCACTGCCCATTACTCCGTGTCTAAAATATAATGATGCCATTATTTCTCCTTGCGTAACTCAATAATTGCTAATAACGCATAATTCGCTAAATCCATTAATGTATCTTCTATTTTTTCATCAACAACATGTGGTTCTGTATCATTTAAAGTAAGTGCTCGTAGACGATTCATTTTATCGTCCATTCGCACTAAAAATGAAACCAAGCCATATTTTTTAAAAGTGTCATGAACCGAAGAACCATAATCATGGTCTTTGGCTTTATATAACTCATGTAATTGTTGTATAAGTTCAAGATGTAAATCAGCATTCATTTTATCTCCTATATCCACCTAATTGTTGGTTCTCCTTGAAAACCTTTTTCTCAAATAAATCAGCAATAACAAACTGCACTACTCATTTTTCTAGTTGTATCTCCATTTTTGTAGCAAGCTTGACGAGCTGAATTAACATATATATATTTTGGTGGATTATTATTAAATAATTCTCTACGCCCTTTTGTTTCTAAAAATTGCAAATGTAAATACATGATAACTTTAGCACCATCATTAACAACACTTAAGGCTTTTTCAACGAATGGTTGAGCTAAGCTATAGGGCGGATTAGTTAAAATGTCTCCATTCCAATGTCCATCATATTCTAAAAAATCTATAATTTCATTATCACGATAGCCTCGTTTATAAATATCGCTTGATTTTACACGATATCCATAGCGTTTTAAAACTTGTGATAATACACCGTTACCAGCAGCGCATTCTCATATATCTCGATTAAGAGTAATATCATCGTTTGCTAATGCATATAAGAATAATTGTAAACTTTCTGGATCTGTAGCATAATAATCGCTTTCAGCACGTTCGCCAGTTCTACTATGATTTGTGGCCCCTAAACGAGCGTATATACTATGATCGTCGCCAGTTCAATCTTGTGTCATTATATCTCCTTGTTACGAGGAAGCAAGATAATAATTTTACCATATTCTTCAGCAATTTTATATTCTATTTTACATCCACGTGCTGTTTCTCAATCTGGCATAAAAACGACTGCATCGGCATCTGCAAATAATTTAATACTTTCGCCTAGATAATACATTGGATCTTTTTCTTCTTGGATATCTATTACAGTATCAATGACAGACATTCCCAATTCTTCTAATTTTTGTATTAATGGTTGACGCTCAGCTTTAATTTGTTCTACAGAACGTCCATACATTGGCTGACTAATTGCTATTTTCATATACCCTCCTACATAGAAACGCATTCCATTGTGTCTTCTTTGGTATGCTTTGGTTGATAAGATTTTTCTTCATGTTTAGGTTTGTATTCTTCTTCCTTTTTTTGTGGGGGTGAATTATGATGCGGTGGATTATGTGCCAACATTGTTTGTGTCATTCTAAGATTATTTTGAGCTGCAAACAATCCCATAAGTGCTGCAAACATGTTAAGCCCCTGTAGAGCCGAAACCTCCAGCTCCCCTTTCTGTAGTACTAACATCATCCACTTCCACGATATTAAAAGTTGTATATGGTAATAATACTAGTTGAGCAATTCTATCTCCATTGTGTATTTGTTGTTCTTGCTCGGTATCGTTATGAATAGCAACGATATATTCTCCTCGATAATCCCAATCACATACTCCTACACAATTAGCTGGTCTTAAACCTTGTTTTGTTGCCATACCACTACGAGCAAAAATTGCTCCAAAATATCCAACTGGAGGTTCTACCGCTATTCCAGTTCCTATTTTAACCGTTTCGTGTGGTTTAATTATGATAATTTGAGTATTTTCTTCTAGATGGGCATATAAGTCCATCCCAGCAGATGCTATACTACCATAAGTTGGCATAATACTATCTTTATATAATTTTTTAATTTTAATTTCCATCTTCTTCTCCTATATAAAAATCTATCATACCGGCCTTTACAATACGAATTTTATCGTTCATACAATGAACTCCGTTTTCATCATATGCTTTACAATAATATTCTAATTTATTATCTAAGCTGGTATATTTATTAATGATATATTCAACATCATTTTGACCAGGTATAGTAACCGCAATATAAACATCGGTTTTATTATCTTTGGCTTGTTTGAAAACTTTAATTAACTCTTGTCTTGTCATTATTCCTCCTTACATTTCTTAATTAATTGTATCACACGTTGATGTAATTTGTCAAGAGTTTCTTGATTATTTTTGCAAGTTAATGCTTCATAAATAATATCTCCTATCTCTTGGAAATCTTCTTCCATTAAACCGCGAGTGGTCATAGCCGGACTACCCAATCTTAAACCGCTAGCTTTCATAGGACTTAGAGTTTCCCCAGGAATAGTGTTTTTATTCACAGTAATATTAATAGTATCTAATAGAGTTTCTGCTTCTTTTCCGCTAATACCCAATGAATTATAAACATCAATTAAAATCAGATGATTATCAGTACCACCTGTAATTACTTTAATACCATGATTTGTTAAATTATCAGCTAAAGCTTTAATATTCTTTAATACTTGTTCTTGATATTGTTTAAATTCTGGTTGTAATGCTTCATAAAAACATTGAGCTTTTGCAGCTATTATATGTTCTAGTGGTCCTCCTTGAATACCAGGGAATATAGTTTTATTTATTCGTTTAATAATATCTTCACTGTTAGTTAAAATTAAACCACCACGAGGTCCTCTTAAGGTTTTGTGTGTAGTAGAAGTTACAACATCTGCATATGGTACGGGATTTGGATGTAATCCAACTGCTACCAATCCTGCAACATGAGCCATATCTACCATTAGATAAGCACCTACTTCATCAGCAATAGCTCTGAATTTAGCTCAGTCAATTTGTCTTGAATAAGCACTAGCTCCTGCAATAATCATTCGTGGTTTTACTTTTAAGGCAAGCGCTCTTATATTATCATAATCTAATACACCTTGTTCGTTTACTTCATAGCCGTATACTACGTAATCTTGTCCACTAAAACTCATAGGATGCCCATGAGTTAAATGACCCCCAGCACTTAAATCCATACCCAAAACAACGTCTCCAGGTCTAAGCAGTGCTCTATATACTGCCATATTAGCAGAAGAGCCACAATGTGGTTGTACATTTGCATATGCTGCTCCAAATAGTTGACAAGCATAATCAATGGCTAATTGTTCTATTTGGTCTATATATTGACACCCACCATAATATCTTTTACAAGGGTAGCCTTCAGCATATTTATTGGTAAAAATACTTCCCTGTAGTTCACGAACTGCCTTACTAGCATAATTTTCACTTGCTATTAATTCAATATTATTGTTTTGTCTTTGTGTTTCGAGTTGTAGTATTTTTTTGATTTGTTCGTCCATTTGTATCTAACTCCTTTGCGCAGTCTTCACAGACTACTTTATTTTTATAACCGTGACAATACTTAAATTGTCCACATATATCACATTGATCTTTAAAACGTTCCATATTTTTTTCCTTTCTATATATATTATACTATAAAAAGAAAGAGAAAGTCAAGATTTTTTTATCTTTTCTTTCTCGTTAATGTTAATTTCTTATCTCCAAAAGTTTCTAATTCTGGTGTAATTGAGTGGATATGACCTTTATCATCAAAGGTAACATCTGCTCACCATACTGATTTATCGCTAGCAAGGCCTAAACTACGACAATAAGGAGTTTGGTCTTCTAGACATCCAGTTTGAAAACAATGGGTATGATCTTGTTTATAATAAAAAGCTTGATGTATATGACCGGTTTGTAAAATGTCTGGTTTTTCTTTTATTGGTATTGTGTCTAAATATTTTTGGATTTTATAAGATTTTGCATAAGCTACAGAACCATATCCGTGAAATAGGCGTATTTTTAAATTACCGATTTTCATATCAGCAACATCTGGTCCTAAATAAACTAAATCATCTCTTTGACTTGCAATTGATTTAACAATTTCAGAACCAGCGTTCTTATACCATCAATCATCATGATTGCCTTGAATAATATAAGTTTTACCACTAAATGACGGATATTTATCCACGCAATATTGTACTTGGCCTTCATAAGATGGTTCTTTTAATTCATAAACTTGTTCTGGTCTATTAGAACGACCATCAGTAAAGTCGCCTGCATGTAGGATATGTTTTACTCCTCTATCTTCTGCCTTATCATATAAGTATCTTAAAATATCTAAACGATCGTGCTTATTACCTAAATGTGTATCACTAATTAATAAGAGTTTAAGATGTTCTAAATTATATGGTAGCGTATACACGTCTTCTTGTTTTAATGGGTTTTTCATTAAGATAATTTCCCCATTGATATAATCAATATTATATCCTTCTTCTTTCATAATTGCTATTAATCCTATGATCTGATAATCTTCTAGATTCAGCTCCTTACATACAACAGCAAAATCTTTTTTCTTTTGTACAAGATGATAAAGTTTTTCACACAATTCTTTTTTATTCACCTTTGCCTCCATTACAATTGAATACGATTTGTAATATAGCGTTGCTTAATTAAACGTTTGCCATGAGTATCTGTCTCATCGCCGTATTCTTGTTCAAACGCTAACAATATATTTCTTATTCTTTTTAAATTTGCTATATTTAGTCTATTTTGAACATTTTGGTCTATCATTTCTGCTGTAAGCAAATTAAAAAGTTCTTCATCATAATGCTCGATTAGGTGTAAATAATCATGAGCCGTATCACGAACTAATATAGCTCCATTTCATTTATAATAACCATCACCCAATCTTTTGTTTGGGCAATCACGACGGGGAACAATAAGATGATGAAAGCTTAATTCCCGTAAGTCTCTAAAAACATAGCCCATAAAATCATATTTTAATTCGTTGATACGGTAGTCTCGTATCATGTCAATGGTTATTTGTTTCATTATGTTATTTTCCTCTTAAGAAGGATAATATAAAGTTGTCACTCCTTTTTCTTTACTTAGTGGAACATTAATTATCCTTTGATTGTTAGAACCTCTAAAAGGTAATGTAATGTCTCTTTTTTCCAATATAAACGGTCCATCTATCAATACATCAACATATTGTAAGATTGGGTTGTTTTGAATTTCTTCATAGATATAGCCAGTATATAATCATATTACTACATCAGGTCTAACCTGTTTAACAGCTTTACATAATGGTAAAACTATATCTGGAGAACATATAGGATCACCACCAGATAATGTTAATCTGGTGGCGTATGTTTTTGTTTTAAAGTATTCAACAATTTTATTTAATATTGTTTCATTATATTCAAAACCACCTGTTGGATTCCAGGTTTCTGGATTTTGACACCCCTTACAATGATGCGGACATCCTTGAGTGAAAAAGGTTAAACCTATACCCTCTCCATTGTTCACATCATCCTTAATTATACCGGAGTATTTCATTATTTCCAGTCCTCTAAAAGTTCACTATGTTTATATCGGTCTTCTGTTTCTTTTTGTTTTCCGTAATTAAAAGCCGTTTTGTAATCTCCTGTTAAATATCCAGTTACACGACGTAATTGTTGTATATTATGACTATGACACATAGGACATTCGTCATTGAATTCGTCAGTATAACCGCAAGTTAAACAAGTATCATTTGGCACATTAATAGCAAAATATGGAATATCTTTATCCATTGCATAATTTACTAATGTTTCTAATGCCTTTAAATTATTTTTAGCACCACTATCTAACTCAATATATGTAATACAACCGGCATTACTATATCCTGTTAATTGACTTTCTATATCAATTTTTTCAAATGGGCTAATCTTTTTCCATACAGGTACATGAATAGAGTTGGTAAAATAATCTCTATCACTAACATTCGGTATTTCGCCATATCTTTGTTTAAACTTTTTCATAGCTGTGTAGCATAAATTTTCTGCAGGAGTATAATATACACCTATGTTTAGATGTAATTCCTTTTTAAATTCGGCACATCTGTCTTTAAATAATTGTTCTATACGTTTGGCTAATTCCATACCTTCTGGTGTTGTATGGTCTCTACCAATTAAAATTTGTAATGTTTCTGCTAATCCTAATTGACCTATAACTAAAGTTCCATGTTTCATTGCGCTTTCAACTGTTTTACCGTCATATCCTAACATTAAGCCATTTTCATACATAAATTTAGCTGAAGCTGGATCTTGACTAATTATATGTTTGTATCTTTCTACTAAACTATCTTTAGCCTCATGAATTTTTGTATCTAGTAAAGTCATAAATATCTCTATTGGATCTGCTTCTCCTGTTTTTTCAAGTTGTTCACTTGCCTTTTCCATTGCTTCCATGGCCAAAGTAGGCATAATAATAGTTGTTGGAGCAATATTACCACGTCCATCCTTTGTTTGTGGATTAGTACCAGGATCAGCATTAATATCAGCACCATTGTAAGTTCTGCAACCCATAGTTGATACATAAGTTTTAGGATCGTTTCTATCATATCCAGCATTAACAGACCAATCAACATTTACATAATTTGGATATAATCTTTGTGCTGTGCTTTTTAATGCTAATTGGAATAAGTCATAATTCGGATCTCCAGGCGCACGGTTTACCCCTTTCATGCATTGGAATATACCACAAGGGAATATAGGGGTTTTTCTTACTTTTCCAACTCCTTCTAAAGAACCTTCTAATAGTGCTTTAGTAACCATTCTACCTTCTGGTAATGTACAAGTTCCATAATTAATACTTGTGAAAGGTAATTGATTTCCACTTCTTGATTGTAGCGTATTTAAATTATGATACATACCTTGTACTGCTTGTGTTAATTCTTTTTGTGTCATATCCATAGCATATTGATAAGCACCATCTTTGTAATAATCGTCGTCTATGGTTTTATCTGCTAAGAATACTAAATTGTCAGCTTCTTTGTCGTTTAAAATATACTTATGTCCATCTTTCCAATGTTTAAAAAATGATAAACGAACATAAGGAACCATTGTCCAATCTAAATGTGAAGCACTTACTCCACCAAATTGTTGTAATGATTGTAATTGAAATATTACAGCCACTAATTGGAATGCAGTATTAATTGAACGAGCTGGTCTAACATCAGTTTGTCTTGTATTAAAACCATTTTTTAATAAATCATCAAATGGTATAGTTAAACAATTATGTTCTCCTACAGCATAGCTATCTAAATCATGAATATACACTTCATTATTCAAATGATTATCTCTTGTTTTTTTGCTCATGCAATAATTAAGAGCATAATCTTTCATTAGTTCACTACGAGCTTCTCCCATTCTTCCACCAAATGAATACTCGTCTAAATTTGCATTCTGATTTTCAATATTTGTAGCATTTAGTTTTTCTCCAATAAGTTTCATTAAATTGGTTTTACCTTGACGAACCTTATTGCGCTCCTCTCTATATAAGATATAAGCTTTTGCTACTTCTTTTTGTTTTAGGCTCATTAAACCTTTTTCAACTAAATCTTGTATTTCTTCTACTGTAAAAGGTTGCTCACGTTGTTGAGCCAAATCCGTAATGTAGTCAGCAATATTTTGAGCTTTTGTATAGGCATATTCTTCATCATATCCCCCTACAGCGTTGAAAGCCTTTAATACTGCTACAATAATTTTGTTGCTATCAAATGGAACTATTCTTCCATCTCTTTTTACAATTTCCATAAATCCTCCTAATTAGTTAAATTATGTTAAGGCAGATTTAATCTTCCTCTAGTTGTTCGGTATTAAATAAATAAATACCATAATATCCTAAAAAGATTGATTCGCTTTCGTCTTCTGGGATATCAGTTTGAAATATTGTGTGTGCACGTTCTATAGCTGCTTGTTTTTGCTCTTGGCGTTTTACTCCATAAATATGATTGTAAGCACGTCATTCATCAGCTAGGGCTGTAATTAAAGGTAAATGGTGTTCTTGTATAACATCATAACGTATCACACCTTGTAACATTGCTAATTTTTTAAATAATATAGGATTTTGTTGATATTGAATGTCCTCTAAAATAACACATTGAATATGTTGTTCCTTTATTATTTTATCTATTTCTTGCTTAAGATCGTTGACCCTGTCAAAGAATACTTTTTTCTTTTCTAAACTAATAGTTTTATGTCCTAGTAATTGACCTTGTCTATTAAAAATAGAAGCACCAGTTACGTATGATGCTGCATCTAAAGCTAAGAAAAAAGGCGTAAGATCTTGAACATTTCGCACCTCTTCTTGAAGACATTTTATACATTCAAAATCCGTGCGTAAAAATCCATCTACTGTATCTTGAAATTCATGTTTTCCTTTTATGCATCTGCACGTTAGTATACTATTTTTATTTTGATAATCTGCGATATTCAAAATCTCTACGCCTTTACTAACCGCTAAGGTTAATAAATTATTCTGTTTCTGGTTTAGCATCGTTTTTATTTTCTTCTTTAGATGCTTCTTCTTTCTTTGCTTGATCATCTAAATAGGCAATGTATCTATCTAAATCATCAGCATATTCTAGTAATCTTTTATTATGAACAGAGTTAATTGCTAACGTTTTCAAAACTTGATTTAATGTTGAAACCGCTTCTTCCCTGGTCATAGTAGGTTGTTCTTTGTTTTCCATAGTCTGAATCTCCTCCTATAAAAATATGTTCCTCATATTGAGGGTTGGATCTTAACCATTTCTCTAAATAACAGAGTGTTGGTGTCATCCCGTAATGTTTAAAAAGATATTCATACGATTCTTCTCCCGTATGAAGTAAGGTTTTTGAGACGCCTATGCGTAAATAACTGATATTTGCCACATATTCATAATATGACATACGTGTAGGTTTAGCCATCAAATATCTATAAGCAAGTAGAGCTGGCTCAAAATCTCGAAGGCATCGCACATCTCCATGTATTCTAAATCTCACTCCAAATTTTGTTTTATGCGAATAATAAATAAATAAGAGAATAAGTTTAAAACATTGATACCCGTTCATATTTGGTGGCAACTTAACTGAAAGAATACACGGTGTCCCACTATGCGCTCCATTAAGTTTATAATTGACGAGCCATTCTACTTTATCATTTATTTCAGTAGCCTCCAAACGGTACCGCAGCGAAGCATATTTTCTCATTTTGAATACCTGCTCTAATTTATTAGTATCGTGAATTTGGCTGATATCTAATCGTTGTGAAAAAATAAAATGGCGTTTATGATCTAACAATTCGTTATAATATAACCACTTGTTTGGATCGTTTAATAAGGTATGAGGCACATCATAAATTATATTAAAAGTTGAAGTTGGATAGTCTTTTTTCAAATCTTCCCCATCAAATTCTTCATACAATCTAATTGGTTTATATTTACCGCCACGAGCTCTTTTATCTATTTTCCAAGCTAAACGATGGTCTGGTCTATTTAATGAAAAGAGAATTATACTATTATAACAACTACAATCTGGTAACATATCTCGAGTTTCTAATAAATAAGGACGTAATGGTTTATTGATAAATCCTGGTCCATATTCTTCGATTGGTAGTTTATAATAATTCTGTATAACACTTACCGGGTGAGGCAAATCTTTTGATACCTTGAATATATATATTTTATCATATTTTGATAAATTTGTCAAGGATAAAGAAGTAATTAAATGGACACTATTATCTCTATTTTGTGATAAATATGCATAAGTTAATCCTACGTCATAATTTGGTACATAATAGTATTTCATATAAACAGTATCATAATCTAATAATCCTATATTAGTCATCAGCTCTATAACGGGTTATATTTAATTTACCAGTATCATCTATATTAAGAATTTTATAGAATGGATAGATATTATCGCTTTGACGACCTCTTGCCATAAACTGATCTCCTTTACGATAACCCTGAACGATTAAATTGGTTCCTCTTTTAAACCAAGATCGTTCTATAACCTCCTTATGTTTTGTTTCAGGATTTAATTGTGATAATTGTTGGTCATATTTACTGTATTGCTCAGCAACACATTTTACATTGACCACTCCATCGCATGTTAATAATACAACGGTATGTTTATAACTGTTCTTATCTAATACTGTGCCACAAATTGGCTTTAAAGCCATGATAGGTATTTTATGTCCTTTGACTTCTTTATATTCCACAGGAATTGGTACATCGCTTTCTTTATAGAAATTAACAAACTTGAACTCTGGATGTCGAACATTTAATAATGGATGTTCATGATAATAAAAACCTAATGTGTCCATTTCTCATTTCGACATACCACCAGAACAATATTGTTCCCATACTTCACCAATCTCTGCTTCATGAAGCTTTTCAATCAATTTATCTTGATTTTTCATAATATATTCTTTTAATTCCATCATACGCTCTTTGTATAAAGTATCCCAAGTTTTAATATAAATAAAAGTTCCTTTTTTGTCTGTACCTAATTCTGTTATATCAAAATTCTTAGAAAAATATTGATATGCTCTTTCATCTATATAATATTTATCATCTTTCTTATTTAACTTTAAATATTTATTAAAATTAAATAAGTAAATGAATTTAGATTTATTTTTTGGTAATATATTATAGTTAATTAATCCATTAACATTTGCTAATGTTAATTTATTTTTTGCAGGAATTAAATCATTTAGATATTGATATAATAATTCTTTTCTACTTAAATCTTTTTCTAATTCATCAAAGCAACCAGCTTTAATTAAAGCGATTGTTTGCACTTTACCAGGTTCTATTCTTGTTAAGAAATCATTAAAAGAAGTATAAGGTCTATTACTGATAATTTTATTAATAATATCATCACCCACTTCACTAATTCCTTTTAGTCCGTAAATAATCCTGTTATTTTCTTGATCTGGTGTGAATCCAAATTTTGCTTTGTTAATATCTGGTAAACTAACATCAATACCTTGTTTTTTAATTCTACCAATTGCTGCACTTAATTTACCATAATTGGTTGTTCCACCCGTTTCTTCATCGGCTCCTCCACTATTAACTGTTAAACAAGCCGTTGCTCAATATATCGGATGGTAACGATAATTTAGATTCATTTCTTGCAATGCAATTAAAGAATATGCGGTAGTATGAGGAATACTAAAAGAATAACCTAATTGTCGTTTAATTTGCACATCTCAAATATATTTTAAAATATCCTCACTAACTCCACGCTCAGCTCCTATTTGAAAATACTCGGCACGTGCAGAATTGATTTCTTTCATTTTCTTCTTTGCAATGATTTTTCTAATCTTATTAGCATGCGGTACATCATAAGCCGTAAATTCTGGTATCATGACCGCAAGCATAGCACTTTCTTGACTTTCCAATACTCCCGTATAATCTTTCATAAAATTATATAAGATTTCTTTTTCTTTGTCAGTAGCATTTAAGTCATCAATTTCTTTTTTAATTAACTCTGGATGTTGCTTATACATAACATATTCTTCAGTAGGCGTTTTTTGTCCTTTTTCTGGCATCAACCTCATTAGAGAATTGACAGCAGCCATTTGTGGAATACTTACCGGTTTAACTAAAGATAAACTTTGTTTACCAACGGTAGAATCCATTTGGAATATATCTATAATTTCATTGCGCCAAATCTTTTCCCACATTTCTTTTGCATTTCTTTCAAGAACGTCTGGGTGTAAATATTTATCATAAGTAGATTTTAAATCTCCTTGTCATTCGATTAAATTATCTTCCAATAATAAATCTAATGTTGTATGAATTTTATCCAAAGCTTCAACCGAAAGACAGTCCATCTTTAATCCACCCATATATTCAGTATCTCCTAAATCAAACTGAGTAACCTCAGTTCCATTTGGAGCTTTCATCATCGCGTTATAAGTATATACTGGTACATTAAAAACAACAAGACCACAGGCATGTATACCCATTTGACATACCAAACCTTCAATGGCTTGTGTCATTTCTAAAAACCCTGGATAATGTTTAAATTCTTCTATTAATTGTTTAATTGGTTTCCTATCTTTTTCTTTGTTGCCTTCAATACAATCTTTTAAAGGTCATAGAAAGCCTCTTTCTTGTGGAATCATAGTTGCTAAGTACTGAGCAACATCTACATCAATTCCAAGACCACGAGCTGCTGTTAAAATGGCTGATCTAGTACCCAATGTACCAAAAGTACAAACACACGCACTATCTCCACCATCTGCCTTTGCCGCTTCTTTAATTTTTTCAAGAACTATTGGTCTACGTCGACCTTCTGAATCCACATCTATATCTGGCAGCTCTATTTTATTTCTTTCCAAGAAACGCCAGTGAGGAAGATAAATACCCTGCTCCAATGGATTCATTTGCGTTACGCCTATTAAATAATTAATTAACATAACACCAGCTGAACCACGAGATATTCCTACTAAGCTTTCAGCTTTATTTCACATAATTTGAATAATATTACGAACCATTAACAAATAAGAACTAATCGGTTGTCCTAATCTTTCAGATACTAGCCAGCATTCGGTTAATTCTAATTCTAGTCGTTTTAAATATTGTTCCTTTTTTTCGGGCGGTAAATTTAATGCAGCTAATTTTGTTAAACCCAAATAAATTAAATATCGGTCATCTTCTGAATTAGAATGATAATATTTATTAAGATATTCAAATTTATCTCTAATTTTTATTTTGGCATAGATAGTTTTCCATTCAGGGTGTTGATATCTATCATCACTTAAATGTGGAACTATTTGTGGTTGAGCTAAATCATATTCTTCAATTTTCTCATTAATTTCATGTGTGTTAGCAAATAACGCATCTAATGTAGCTTGAGATATATAATCTTCCGTCAACCTGTGTATCTCATCTGGAGACATCATATATGTATAACGATAAAATTCTCCAGTTTCTCTGTCACCCTCTTTGCTGTTTAAGAATGAAGAATGAACCTCTCGTAATTCTTCTTTTAAATAATGTGTGTCGGTTGTAATAATAGTTTTAATATTTAATTCTTTGCTTAAAGTTAACAACCATTTATTATAACCAATTTGCTCATCGTAACGAGCGGGTTGTATTTCTAAATAAAAATCGTTTTGAAATATATTTTGGCACCATTTAATAAATTCTAAAGCTTTGTTCTGCCAATTGTTGTTATAACAAATGCCCAATCATCCACCTATGCAAGCAGATGATGCTATTAAATGTCCCGGATTTGCTTTTACAACTTCTTCTATATCGCTATAATAAGTAGGAACTCTTGTCATAAATCAATTAAATGAATGAGACCACGCTCTACTTGATAATTCCCTTAATTGTTTATGACCAATGGCATCTTTTGCAACTAAAATAAAATGGGGAAATTTTTCCCCTTTCTCAAAATTTTCGGCATTCATACCATTGCGGCATAAATATATTTCATTACCTAATCCCAGTTTAAAATTTTTCCATCTAGGATCTTGTGCACATTGTTGTTTATAATACTTCAACGCTTTAATGTGTGCTGAAAGTGTTTCATGATCGGTGATACATATTCCTTCTAATCCAATATCAAAAGCATACTGAATTAAATCTTCTACCTTATTAATACAATCTAATAAACGTAAGTTACTATACTCAGTATGATTATGAATACTAAAATAATTAGACACTAACTATCACCTCCATAATAATTATATCACTGTTTTTTTCTTTTGTCAAAAAAAATTTTTTTAAAAAAGTTTTAAAATGTAGTAAAATAAGCGTTTTTAACTAGTCTATTTTGTTAAAAAATATTTTTTAATATAATTATATTAAAAAAACGAAATAGTGTTATACGCTAGTTTATTCTGCTTTTTTATCTTCCTCTGCTTCTACTGGTGCACTAATTGATTCTATTTCATCTGTTAATGCTTGTATATCATTACGTAAATCTGTGGTAAATCCTTCTAAATCACGAAGCATACGTTCTACATTTAAACCATTAGCGTATGGATTTGCAGATAATGTTTTCATTTCATTAATCCAATTACTTAATGTTTGAACTTTTTGTGCAATCATTTGAGCTTTATCTAACATTGCTATCCTCCTTCTTAAATAAATTTGTAATTTCTTCTCTACTTTTAAAAGTTTCAAGTGCTTCAGTAGTATGAATTTGTATATATATAGCTACCTTACCTTTTGGATAATCAACAATTTTAAATCCTTTCGGATTAAAATTTAATTCTGTAATTGTAATAACTGTTTCGCCTCCATCTGGAAACATTACAAACTCGTCATTAAAATATAATCTTAAAGTACCCTTTACTGGAAAACTTTGAGTAGATTTAGTAATATATCCTTGTTGTTCGGCTTTATCAATTAGGGCTTTTGTTTTATCATGGTCACGATATAGATTAATATGCGTAATATGTTCATGTTCATCCTGCTTGGTTTCGCATCGAAACGCTAATTGCCCCCTAATTAATTTGCTATATATTTCTTTTTGAGTAGTAAAGTTTTCTATTCTAAATTGTTTTAAAACCATTCGTTGTCATCCTCTTCTAAATTATCTCCGTTTAAACAACTTTCTACTAATTCTTCTAAACTGCGTTCATTGGTATAATGCTGGTTTAAAATATTTTCAACCATATCAGTTAACTCTTCTTCACTATAATTATAGCTACGTGGATCATTTACTAATAGGTGATAAATATATACATCTGTAATAGCTATACCTTCATCTAATAAAAAATTATACTGCGTTCTTAAATTACTCATGGATAACTCCGAAAGTTGCTATATCTGTAAGCACTTCTTGTGTCATTTCTTGTTCTTTTAGAGTTATTTCTATTGGACTTTGATTTAAAAAATTAAGTAGTAATTTAATACGACCAGTTAGTCCATTCTCAAGATTAAGTGCGCTTGGTAAAGCTGCATTAATACCAGGGATATTACGTAGCATTTCATATTCATCAACAATAACTTTTGTTGCCATTAACAATGAATGAAATGATGTAATAGGATCATTCATATTGAAAACTACACCATTAGTATAAGGTTGTGTTTTTAATGTAATTTTAGTACCTTTTTCACTCAAAGTTCCAGGTTGATAAAACTTGTGTATTCGCTTTGACATAATTTCCTCCTTTTAATTTTACATATATATTATAACATATTTTTCAACTATTTGTCAATAAAAAAAGAGTTTAGTATGACTAATTTTTCTCTACGGTCATTTTAAACTCTTCATAAGCTAAATCTGCTAATTCATCCTTTGACATAGAAGTTTTATATTTTACATTTCCATCGTCTAAAGTAGAACGTAATAAATTTACACTACATTCGTGAAAATAGTCAGATAGTAATTTATTATATTCTGTTATAATTGTAGCAATTGCTTCATTTCTCTTTACTTCATCACCAGCCATGCGCACATAATCTCTGTGTCATTGTTCCGGTACTGCTACCAATCTATCTTTTTTTAATAATGCTGTAATAATTTTATTTCTAATACGTCCCAAGATTAACCTCCTTAAAAGGCATAATCCCAAATTGTCATTTGAGTGTGTTCCTTTTCTTCATAATCTTTGGTTATAAATTGTAATCTTCCAACATGATATGATTTATCTATATCAAATTCTCCGACTACATTTAAGTTGTATTTTTCTCCTCTTTCTAATGCTGCCGCTAATGTTGGCACGTTAAACATAACTATATCATATTGTCCACAATCAATTTTAACGTGCTGCCCATTCGCACCCATAATTTCATATTTATCAGTTGGTACATTTTGTAGAATTGCCTGTGGTTTATCTACACCATGACATCATATATTGTCTGCTGCCATAATACGACCTATTTCAGGATTTAGTTGACGATAATCTGTTACTAAATCAACGATATATAAATTGGTATTAAAATTAATTTTATCTAATATAGAGTTTAGATGTGTTCTAAAAGTTGGAAATGCATCTTTTTCAATATTAATACCAAATGCAAACGCATGCCCTTCAGCCATTGCTACACCAGTAACATCTTTAACTATATCCTTTAGGTTTGTTAAGCCCTCTACGGGTTTGCCTCTAACACTACCTCTATATTGATCTGTCCCTTTGTTATCAATATAATGTTTTAATAAAATCACCGGTTTATTTGTATCACTTAATAATTTATTTGCAATTAGTCCCGACAATTCAAATGTTAATTCTTGATCTTCATCAATGTAAATAATTGAATTATGGTCATCTGGAATTAAATTAGATTGAATAATTTTAATACTTTTATTAATTGCAGTAGTTTGTCGTTTTTTAGCATTATCACATAAACGAATTGCTTCATCATATATAGGAACTTGTTCATCTTCGTGTCCTTTTTTACTGCTGAATACTAATGTATTAGGATTAGTAAGAGCCTGAAAAATTATATGCTTTTGATTTTGTGTTCCTAATCGAATAATAGAATTAATGTTTGGCCCAATTACTCATCCTATATCCTTAATACTTGGAACAGGATTTTCTACATTATAATGTGCTTGTTTAATTAACCCCATTAAGAAAGCATGCTCTGTCATATATTCAACACCTTGGTCAACTATACGCTTATTTTCTAAATATGCTAAATTCATAACATCGGCGACGATACCACATGCTGCTAAAGAATACATACTTTTAGGTAATTGTATACCGTATGTTTGTGAATATGCTTGTATAAATTTTAATGCTACTCCAGCTCCAGACAAAGCCGGATTTGGATAATCTATTTGACTACTCACAATTGCAATATTATTTTGATATTTACCATAATCCATATCATTTTCAATTTCATGGTGGTCTAATATAATAATCTTAATTCCATTTTCTAATAGTTTTAAATGTTCGGCTTTTTGTGAACTACCAGCATCTGGGACAATGACTAAATCTATATCCTCAGGAATATCTTGTAATTCAATACCATGCTCTTTTCCGGGATGTAGAAAATACATAATATTTTGACCGATTTCTATTTGACTTAATAAACTATATATAATAGCTCCACTGCTATATCCATCTAAATCACTATCTACTATTAATGCAATATTACTATCTTTTATTTTAATAGTATCGTGTAACAATTCTATCGCCTTTTTCATATTTGATAATTGAAAAGGCGAGTATTCATATTTGTCTGTTGGATGTAATCATTCTGCAGGTTGTTCAATTCCTCTATCCAATAATAAATTATTTAATAAAAGTTCTGGAGCTTCTGTATTATAATTCTTCGTCCGTAACTGGTACTTCATAACTATCTCCTGTTCTTGGACGTGGAAAATCAGTTAATGGTTTTCTTTCTTTATATAATTTAGAATAAACTTGACGTCCTTTATCGATTGGTGAATCCTTATTATCTAATAAAGTTCCATCTCAATCATATATGAGTTCTACTACAAAACCCATGTCTGCTATTTTATAACCTTCATGGATCATTTTTTGCAATCCATAAGTTTTATCTCCATCTTCATCTCAATCGTTATCTAATGCTAATACTATTTTTGTTACTCCAGCTTCTTTTAAAATGATACCGTGATATTCACTAAATGAACTTCCACCTATAGCTATGGATTTGTTTTGAGTAAAACATGAGCCGTGCTTTAATACAGACTTCTCTGCTTCATACACTATGACCTCTTTAGCTTTCTTAATTACTGCTTTGTTTTGATAAAAACCATAAGCAACCATCATTTTTGGATAACTATATAATTCGTTATTATGCCATAGAGGCATATATTTCCTATGCTCCTCTATTTCCTTTTGATTAAAGTTCCTTACTTTAATACCAACTAATCTGCCAATATGGTCAATAATAGGAAAGACCATACGATTTCGTACCATATCAAATCTAACACCAAAATCTTTTAGGACTTCATAGTCAATTCCTTCCTCTATCCAGGGTGCTAAATATTTGGGTTGTTGAGTAAAACATTCCAATATATGTGGATTGTAAACGGTTAATTCTTCAACCCAATTTTTCTTAGTCCCTGGTCGATGATTGGCTGGGGCAGATAATATAGCAAATCCGTGTTTCATTCTATCTTCTACAATGGTATCTAATAAGATATAAGCTTGTGAAAAAGATATTTTAGAACCACGTGCTAGATAGGCGTTCATAATCATTTCATATACACTCATAGCTTTACAATGCGTATAACAATAAAAACGTTTACTATTCTCGTAATAATATAGTTTATGAGAGGGATTGGAAATCAACTCATTGTGACATATAGTGGGAAAAATTAGACAATCATTACGATATACTACCATAGTTTCTGGTACACCTAATTTTTCCATCAATCTTAATATATCACTTGTATTTAATTTTGCAAGTAATGTATCACTATTACTCATCAAAATCCTCTACTCTAATTGGAGTTCCCATTTCTTGTTCGCTTGCAACTACAAAACCTCCAACTTTAGCAGCTTGTTTAATTTGCACTTTTGTGCTATTAAAATCAATTGGTTCATTAGAGCGATCTGTGACAAAACAATCGGTTGTTCTACATGTTCCTAAATCTATATAACGCCATATTCTAACCCCGGTTCATTTACCACGACGATTTTTATATATATCTGTTATAAAGTTTGGTTCAAAAGTTCCCAATTTTAATGCCAGTGCTCTACCTAACTCTTCTTCAGCTGTATTTACCGGTAATGTAATGGCTCCTATATCTGCTTTATCAGCAATAGCTTTAGAACCTCTAATTAAATTTTGATTCTTGACTTCTTTCTCCTCATAATCTCCATTCAATTGTGTTGCTGTTGAAATATGAACATTAAGTTCATTCGCTAAATTCTTTAATGTATCACTTACTAACATTAAAATAACATCATCTCGAGTATTTTTATCCCTACCATCAGTAAGACCAGATGTGATATGTATATAATCATAAAATACATATTCTACATCATCTTGCAATACGTGCTTTTTAATTGTTGTTTGTATTGTTGGAATACTTGGATTTGGTAAAAACTCTATAATTATATTATTATATTGTTCTATATATTGAATTGCGAGTTCTACTCGTTCTCGCTCTTCTTGTGTATATTTGTTATTTAGTATTTTATCCTCATTAACACCAGATATATATGCTATAATTAATGTTTGTACTTCGCTATGTTCTAGCTCTGTTGTAATATATAATACTTTATTTTCAATTCCTGTATTTTCTCATTCCTCAGTTTCTGTGTTATAAAACATTGGAATAGCTAAATGAGCTGCATTACCTGCCATACGTCTAGATTTACCAGTTCCAGAAGAACCAGAATCTATATATAACTTTTTTAAACGTGCTCCTCTTGTAATTGTATTATAAATCTCACCTTCTAAAGGTAGACCTACTTCTGGCACGGTTTGTAATTCTTTATACAGCTCCTCCAATCCATCTCCTACACTAATACAACTTTTTTCTATTAAGTTTTGATATTTGTTTTGTAAAAGATTGATCTTGCTTTCGTAATGTTTAAATATATCTTCTATCGACATGGCATTAAATTTTGCCATTTGTTTTTCAAAGTCATCTGGTGCAAGTGTTTTATCATATATATCACTAACATCTACACCTACTTTAACTAAATCTCTTAATAAACTTTGCTTTTTGACCAAAGAATAGTTATAATCAAAATTTGTAGGACTGTCGTCTGCACAAATTTGATATAAACTATCCATACCTCCATCGTTAATAAATTTAGCATACATACCTTGTTGCTCTTTAAAATAAGCAACAATATCGCTAATATCAATATGATTATTACCTAATACATATAAATTATATAACGCAGTATAAATAGCCTGATATTTTTTTTCTACAAAATCTTCCATTCGTAATGGATATTCTGTGGATATAATTAAATCGTTATTAATATATAATTCAGTTAAAACTTTTTCAATAGCGTGAGAATTATACACTATAATCCTCCTTTCTAGTCTTCATAATTGAAGTCTAACAACTTTTTATTTGGTTTATGCTGTGTGATAATAACAACATCTTCAGTTTGTTGAACATCTATCTTGTCTCGACTAGTGACCTCTGCAGTTTTCGTATAAGTATTATTTACATTTTTATAATATGCTTTAGCTTTTTGATATACATAAGGGATAATACCTATGCCAGCACTGTTATGAATATCATTTTTTTGGATGACAAAGAAATATGTTAAAGTATAATACATACCCATATATGTCATACCATCATTTAGATATTTTTTTAGTTGTGTGCCTATTAGAGATCAATCTGGTTTTGCAGGATAATATAAGCTCTGAATTAAATCTGTTACCATTCTTAATGCAGCTTTATCTGCCTGAGCTTTTTCATAGCATTTTTTATGAGCATAGCGAGTGGAAATTTTAATCCACTCCTCGCTATCTCTATCAAATTTTATACCACAATATTTACAGGTAACTAATGGTTTGGATGCCATTTTATAGTGTTTTTAATTCAGCCAATGCAGCTTCAACTAAATCTTGTTGAGCTGGCGTAGCTTCTGTAATTTTCTTTCCTGCCCCTAAATATTGTTCAATAATTGTTGTCATTTTATCAGCTAAATCTTCTTCACCATTAACTATTCTTTCTTTTAATTTGTTAATGGTTTCAGTCACATCTTTATACACAGCTGCAAAAGTTTGTTTCTTTTTACTTGCTTCTGGTTTACTTTCTTCTAGAATAGTTTTATTTTCTGCTGAAATTTTAATACCAGATGCAACCATCGCTTCATCAGCAGTTTGAATTGCCTTAATTAGTTCATCATAGCTCCAATCAATTTTAATTGGTAAGCCCTCTCCATAACGGCTACCTGCTTCAATTTCAATACGATTTTTATCTCCATAGATACCGCCACGTAAATATGCGACAGATTTATTTCCACCATTACCGTCATTTTCTTCGTTAATAAATGTCATGACATCAACCAATCCAGTAATAATTTCTTTTGGTCGTTTATCTAATGTTGGAGTAATTCCACTATGAGTAACACCCAACATATCAGCATAATCCTTTTTCTCTGCATGAGATATAAAGATTAGTGTGTATCCCATTTGTCCTAAACTATTAACAACTTCTTGGAACTCATCTCTAACTTTTCTATAACCTTTTCCAAAAGCCATATCAGTTAAATCTTCAACATCGGCTTGAACTTTAATAAATTTCTCAACCAAACTCCACATGATATCTACAGTATCAATAATAATGGTACTATAAACTTCACGTACTTCTGGTTTCTTTAATTGTTTTACATAATTTTTTAAATCTAACCAAGAAGTAATTGGTACTGCCTTAATGCCATCAATTAAATTAAATCCTGCTTCAAATGCTAATAATAAAGGTTTTTCAAATTGGCAAGCTACAGTAGTTTTACCTACTTTAGCTCCACCATAAAATAAAAACATTTTACCTTGAACCCCGGCTTTTACTTTATGAGGCTCAACAGTTAATAAATCTAATGCTGCCATTTTTTACCTCCTAAAATAATAAGTCTGCTCCAGCGGCTTTATTTGCAGCTGCTGTCATTTGAGTTCTTGCGTTAAATCTTTCAATTATATCATTGTTTTGTTTTATAACAAGTTGTTGTAAATCTTTTAACTTATACTCACTTTCTTCAGCATCTACTGGTGGAGTTCCTGCAGTGATTCTTAATAATCTAACAGTATTTGTAAAAGTTTGTTTTAAAGGTTCTCCAAATCCTAATTCTTTTTCTATTACTCTTTCATGTTGTTCATATACAATTTGTCCACATAAAGTAACTAAATCACCAGGATTGTAATTATCGTTAATATATTTAACGGCTGCTGGATCATCAAATCTTAAGGTTAATTCGTTAACTCTATTACCAAAACCTACATTTAGCAATTTAAGATCGTATGTATCAGTATTATTGCCTTCTCTATCAACAACCTCTTTAATTGAAGCAATTACTCCTTGCACTTCAAAACTATTTTGATTAATAGCATCACTTGCTGCAGCTCTTATAAAAGAACCACTAATTCTCCAGTTATTAACAATTCTATTATCACGATCTGAATAAAAACTATTATCTTCAATACGTGCATTGCTAACAACTACCTTTGGTGCTTTGGCGATACCAACGGTTCTTGCTGAAGGATAATCTAATAATTTAGCTAATCTTTCATATATAGTATTTTTTTCACCAGACGTTTTTAGTTCATAAGCGAAAACTGTAACCGGAATAATATATTCATTATCGGTCATAATTTCAAGCTCTCCAGATAGATATTTACGTCCATTTTTATCTACCTTGTTTTCAAGCGAGTTATCCATTAACGTTCCTTGAATCGTTACTCTGTTTAACATCTGCTTTAAATCTTCTTTAGCCATAATATTCCTCCTAAATTAAACACATACTATTATATCACTATTTTTTTTCTTTGTCAAGTTCATTTTGTAATTCTGCTAAACTTTTTTCTTCGCCATTCTCTTCTGTGGTCACTTTTGTAGATTTGGCAAATGCATCTAAATCTATAAAACCTAGTCTACCATGTTGGTAAAATAGTCCAAAGTTTTTTTCTTGTAGTGATGGATATTTTGTTATATAACCACTAATATCAGCTATTAACGATTTTACATCCTCCATATGTTCAACTTCTAGAAGTTCTTCTTTTTGCTCTTCCATAAAATTCCTCCTCGTTTTCTATATACGATTATCTCATATTTCTTACCATTTGGCAAGTTTTTTTGAAAACTTTTTTAAAAAATTTTTTATGGTTTTTTTCTTTAAATTTAACTCATTTTTCTAGTGTATTGTGCTAAAAATATTTTAATCAATATATTATATTAAAAAAAGATTTTTAATGTTATACACTATCTAATTTTACTTTTTCGGTGATCTACTATAATGCAAAAAAAGAGGAATGCCATGACTGACATTCCCTATACTATTAAAAGAATGGAGCGACGGCTTTAATAAGCCATCAAGCTATCCTCCTTATTTACCAAGATTATCTTATATCCCTTTTGAAGTCAGTTATATACGATTAGTATAAAATGTGTGTCGCTCCAAAAGTTAATTTAATTTAGTAGGGGGAAATAATTCCCCCGACTAATTATCTATACTCAGAATTAAAGGTTACCTTTAATCATACGAGCTACAGTGATGTTTTCTCCTTGACGAGGAACATAAGAAGCTTCTCTTGCTACTCCGCCAACAGTGATTTGGTATCCATTGATACTTTCTCCGTTAAATGCTTGAGCAAATAATTCTGCTACAGTTTCAGTTCCGTGACTGATTACTGGATTAGCTCCTCCTGGTACTTTTGTAATTACTAATGAATAAATGTTTTCCATATGAAAATTTCCTTCCTTTCTGCGTATTCCGCAATTCATTATTAAATGATTTTTTTATCATTTACAATATAATTATATCAAATTATATTGCCATTTGTGAAGTATTTTGTGAAAGTTTTTACAACTAAAACATATCATCTTCAGGTGTAACTGGAACTTCGTTTAATACTTCGGGCTCATCAAAACTTTCTTCATACTTATTATAGTGATTATCAAAGATAGTTTTGAAATAATAAGTTCCCATACGCTCCATTACAAGTTCAATAAATTGAACTATCATCAATGAAGCGGTTTGTAATACTATTGGCAATACTGTTATAGATGTTCCACAAGCAGATACTTCTGCATTGTCATCATCATAAAAATCTGCCTCATATTTACTAAAATCTTTTACACTCATATCAAGAGAATAAACTCTTGCTTGATCTGAGCCTAATCGACTTTCCCAACAATGAACTATATCTTTATTTTGTTTAATAGCCATCCATAATTCTTTACGAACTTTCATACTATCAACCAATAAAAAGACATATCCTTTCATTGTATCTATTCCAGGGTGTTCTGCATCACTTACTGGTAGAACTGCTTGCGTAAATGTATTTACAACAATATTTGGATTGATTGCTTTAAGTTTTTCGGCCAAAGCCTCAACTTTTAATTTTCCTAAATCACCCGTGTCATAATATTGATTTGGAATATTATGTATTTCTACATCATCAAAATCATATATATTCAATACTGGGCAACCCATTCTAGCCAATTCCATCGCAATAAATGAACCTGTTGCACCTACTCCAATAATATGAATAGGATATTTTACATTATCAGGCGAGAACACGCTGATATGACGACTTAAATCCATAAGGATTCACTCCCTTCTTTTATAAATAACTTTTTCAAATTATTTATATATATATTATATATTATTTTTAATTCATTTGTGAAGTCTTTTTAACCAATTATTTGTCAAGGATGTCTTGCCAATAGTTGGGATCATTTAATACTTCATCGAATGAGGTAACATATTTAACATCAACATCTTCAAGCATGGGTTTTGTCGTTTGTTTACGAGTTTTTGTGCTAGATTTCCCATATAAACTATAACCATAGTCATATTTTTTAGTTGGGGTTGGGTCTTTTGAAGATGAAGTAGTATATGTTTTCTGTGTAACCTTCTCTTTAATTTCTGCTTCGATCTTTTTACGCAATTCACTAGCTTCTGGATTATATGTAAGTAAATCTGCTTGATCCATATGTATTTTTAATCCATGCTCATAATCATATATATCAATATGATACTCACGTTTTTTATTTGTGATTAAACGAATAAACCATGGATTACCATCTTTAAAATATTCCATTTGGCTGTCGTCTTGACCAGAAGGAGTTGGACTCATGTTAACATGAGAATGTCCCCACAATTTAATTTGACTTTGCTTCTCTGGTGGAGTTTTATCCCAAAATTCTAGTAAAGCTGTTGGATCAATTTCAGTTGTAGCTGAATGCACTTCTTGTTTTAATAAAACGCAATCTGTTATTAAAAAACCAACATTATCGAATTTTTCTACAAATGCTAACCACCCAATTTCTCCATCAGATAAATCACAATACATTTCCATTTTTTGACGTGCTTCTGGTAATACATATAATTCATATCTATTATCTAAAAAAGTTACCGTTTTAGCCATAATTATTTAGCTCCTTTCATTAATTCGTTGTATAAATCTATATCATCGGTTTTACAATATTCTAAAAAGTTATCATTTGAACCTGAATAGCTGTGCACATTATCAGATTTATAATCTGTGTATATATTACCAAAATTAAAATTTTTGCGATGTGCATATAACCATTCAGAGAATTCCATCCAATTCATTTCTGCAATATTATCATCTAATAAATCTTTACAATTTTTAAGTAGATAATCTCTCATAATTGCCAATCCTGCACAATATACTAATTCTTCTTTATCATTATATATTGGATACCACCAAACTTTTTTACCAGCATAATCTCTCATATTTGCTGTTGTGATATATTGTTTAAAGCACATGAAGTAATAATCTAATCCATGTTCAGCCGCTCTGGCTATAACATCATTAAATTCACCTCCACATAAATGTCCTTTACCAAAATGTAAATAACCTATGTTACTCCAATTATTATGTGCAAACATATCATCAAAACGATGATCTAGAGTTTCTATAAACTCTGGAGTAAATGTAGGATGAATAAGTATTCTTGTGCCTACCATTCCAAAATGACAACCTTGATATATATATTTTGCAGCTGTCCTTAAATAAGGATTATATTTAAAATCATTTAAAATAAAACTTTTACCCAAAGGTTCAGAAGGATATATTGGTACTGGTTTTAAAGTTAAAATTAATAAATCTCCTTCTAATTCTGCATCGTCTATTAAATTTAATGGCTCTAAATCTTTAAGTGTTACTATTCGATCACTTACTTTTTTGATTTTAGACATATTTTTTATATTATTGTTAATAACTTTTAATTCCGCTGGAATTGATTTATAACGAGCAGCAAATGCTTTGTATTCATCTAATTCTTTTAAATGAGATAAAATACTTTTTTTATCCATAACTAATGTATCATAAATTTCTCGTGCAATTTTATATTCTCTTGAATTAATTGCGTTGTTAATTTGAATAACCTTAATATTTAACATTGGTATTTGTTCCTTTAAAGTTATTATAAAATCATGCATAACATTAGATATAAGATTAAGTTGCAATTTTGAATATATGCGACTTGTATAACTATATAATATATATAAAGTTGTTGGATGTTCATTTTTAATTGCTTTAATATAATCATCATATGATTTATTTGGATGTCCAGTTAAATCAAAACCAAAAACTAATTGGTTGTGATCATGATAACATCCCATCATATATGTTATAAATGTTGAAACTAACGGATCTTTATGCGTTGTTAATAAATAATTATCTCCTATTTTTAACTTTATCACGAATAACCGCTCCTTTCATATCATCATAATTTAATTCTAAACTATTATTTTGACGATTATAAAAATCGAGTAATGGATATGTAGTCATATAAACATCATTTTTCTTAATAATAGTTTGAATTGTAATCATTGATTTTCGACCAACAATATCTTGTTGAATTTTTTTATTATTTATTGATTTAATTATATAATTTTGTGGTTCTATATGTAAAGTTTTATAATAATTTTTTAGCATTTTTTTATCTATATTAATTGTTGGCACAGGGATGCACTTAGAAAAGTCATAATAATCAAGATAATTTTGAATTTCCTTATATTCTTTTTCTAATTTGCTTTTCATATTTTTGTATGCTTGTATTATATTATCGTCAGTATGTTTACTTGTTCTTGTACAATATTGAAACCACTTAGTTAACAAATCTTCTTGATTGGCTGTAATTTCGTTTTTTAACATATTGTAATAATTTAAACAATGTTCACGAAATGATACACTGTTACGATCATGAAGAGCGTTAGCCATATTAGTAATTTCTTCTAATGCCCTCATATCTGGCTGATTATCGACTATTGGTAAAATTAAATAACCTGCCATATGATTTATAATAGGATCACTATGAGAATAACTTAAATTAACTTCATTACGCATTATTCGATTAGTTTTATAATCTTTATAATCTACCCTACCTCTAAATCCTGATTCTGTAACACTTGCACTATTTGGACGTGTTGTCAAAAGGTTTTTATTAATATATTGTAATGTTAAAGATGGTAATCCCCCTGGGATTTGTTGACATACAAAATGAGTTAAATCCCCATATTGTAAAATATTGATTTGTTTAATATTACAACGATCTAAACGATGTATATAATCTTTAGCCGTTTCATATCCTTTATAACCATCATACAATACTGGTATTTGATTTATCCAATCAATATGAATTTTGTTAGAAACAAAAGTATAAAAATAGATATTACCCATTGCAGTAGTACGCAAATTTTGAAACATAAATGTGCCAAGTTCGCCATCATGACAAGATAATTGATATGTTTGTTTATTACGCAACTCAAATGCTTTTTGTAAATTATCAGTTATTAATAATACACATTTAAGAACGCTATTACGACTTCGTATATTATTTTCATTTTCAATGTTATACACAAAAGCTAAATTATTACAACTGTTATAATATTTTCTTCTAAAAGTTGTAAATAACGGATCGTTATTAGTTATTCCTATAAATCCACGATATACATTAGGACGAACAATACCGATACTATACATGAAATCTAATTGTTGATTTATTAAACACCAGCCTTCATCGTAATTGATAGACATGCTTTGTAGAATTCCAACTATTTCATTTGTGCTAGCGCTCGTGTGATCTGATACCCCATTAACAGCTTGTTCTTCTGGTATATCTACAACAATTTGATTATAATATATTGTATGTTTTGTATCTGTTTCTACTTCATATTCAGTTGTTTTAGAATAAACAATAGGCAATTGTCCAAATTTATCACAATCATTTAACAGACGTTGAGCTCTATTATTAATTAATGGATCACCATATTTTTCTGTAATAAGTTTTTTAATATGAGTAACAACTGATGCAAACGCCGTGATAGGTAACATATTTTCACGAGATGCTATACGAACAATATAAGATCCGTATTGTCCACTACCGCTGTCTAATAAACCAACTTGCACTTTTTTCTTTAATATCATATTCTCACGCTCCTATTTTGCTCTTCCTATATATCTAATTAAATTATAATCAGCTATACTTAATTTTTCTGGCGATAAATAAGTTTTTCTTTTCATCTTTGGATGAATAAACTCTTTATTACCTTTTTTGCGACGAGTTGTTAATTTTTGAACTACTACTTTATCCTCGCCATCAAAATCAACTATAATACCAGGTCTTACTTTTTCCATATTCCCTGGAGTAATATAGGGATAATGGACTAACCATATATCCCCTATACTTGGTAATTTAGTAGTTCGTGTGGTCATATACATAAATTGTTTCACCTTCTATATAGATTAAACCAGTATGTGGAACCATTTTTGTTTCTTCAAGTGCTGCTAATAATGACGGATCACCATCTTCAGATACCACTTTAATACCAATAATATCTATAAACCTTTCTATGTCATCTATTATATAAAAACTACATAATGGACCAGTTCCACTTGGAACTATTAGTCTATATTGTCCATTCTCTAAACGCTGTAATAAAAATAACTTGGATTTAAAAAGTCCTAATTTTTCTAAACCGAAAATTTTATTTGTGTGATTTTGAAAATTCCACTCTATATGATGTAAATTAGTTTTTTCATGGTCTTTTGGAATTGCATGAATTAACATTTTACTTACTTTACGATTAAATCTTAGATTTGGTGTCATTAACAAATTCCCACTTTCCAGTTTTGGGTTTTAATTAAATCTACAAATTTCTTTTCTACTCCATCAATTTTAACCTCTGAAGCCGGGAATAATTTATTAAATAATGACATTGTTTCCATTTTTTGGACATAATAAGTAACATATGTTATTTTATGTTCATCATTTTCTTCAGCTATTTCTAATCGTGAAGCTTTTTCAACATCTAGTAATTTACCCTTTTCTAATGGTGTCATCATATGTTGTAATAATACATATGCGGCATTAGGATCTTCAGATGCATTACACATGCGTTTTAATACATTATTATAACTTTTAACATTTTTAAAGAAAATATAATTACTAAATTCTTCTCTTAAAGCCATAATAGGTAATTCATAAATTTTTTGTTTGGGTATATCATTAGTGCCAACATCCTCAATTTGAACAATAAAATAATGAATTGCTATTTTTTTAGCAAAACGAATATGTAATTGTGGATAATTAGTATTCAATTTATTCAAAAAATCTTTATAAGAGCCAGCATGAACTAATACAGTATGACTTGTATTTGCTGGAAACTTTGATGTTTGAACCATTCACTCTCACTCACTTTCTTATTTTATATAAATATTATAATTTAAAAATGCTCCATTTTTCAAGTTTTATTGTAAAATTACGATATGAAATTTTAATTGCTGTAATCCGGCTATTAAATCTACTTCATGTAGCTCTCCTGTCATTTCATCTTCTAAACAAATATTATTTTCCTCTGTAAATATATATTGACAATTATCATCAAAACATAAAGAATAAAGCGTAGATCCTTCGGTATAATGTAATCTAAGTTCAGGAGCTAATTTTAAGTAAGGGGCGGTTATGAAACATAATTTATAACGCTCTCCAATCGTAAGCATATCATATAGAAAGTAAACAGCCTGTTGCGTACCATAACCATCTACTACTGCTTCTTTAAACTGATCTTTATCATTTACTAAAATATATGAACTACCTTCTTGATGTAATGCTATACAAGGTAAATAATTAATTGCATATTTACATAAGTCAATATTTGAGCGATTAGTAAAAATCATACCTACTTCTACCACATAATATGGAGTAATAGATACTCCTACTTCATAGCTACGAATAATTTCCATCATATTTTGATATTTATTAACAATCTGATGTAATAATTGAAAATCACTTTCCGTAACCAATAGAGTAAAATAACTAACGCCATCCATATGAGTCATAATAATCCCCCCATATTTCATCATAATAATCTCGTAACGCTTCATTTCTATAAGGTGTAGACACTAATGGATAACGAGTTTCTTCATAATCTTCGTCTTCATCCCAATCATCTGTCAGAATCGCAACAAAAAGACCGCGCTCTTCAATGATATTTGCCCACCAAGGACTGATTTCGTGATCTTTAAATTTAATAGTATGGATATCATCTGAAAACAAGACATGCAAATTTAATTCTAATGATATAGGATCTTCATCTTTACGACGAACAAGGGTAAAATCATTAATTAATCCTGTTTCTCCATATTGTTCAAATACATATAATTGTAAAAAATGAAGGCGTTCTAATTCGGTTAACATATCGCCTATAAAAACACCACCAGAACTTTGCCAGCAATAAATTTCATCACTAATAGTATCAATAGAATCTTCTGTTGTAAGAACTGCATTAGTAAATTCTTCATGTGCTGCTAAAGCATCTGTAAGATCTAGTATATCTGCGCAAGTATATTCGTCAGTTTTATTTGCTAATTCTAATTCTAATACTGTATAATCATCACTGAACATATTTTCGTGGCTATTGACAACTTTAAATTCTGGCATATCAAAATCTTTAGCATCTGCAGCCTTTAATAAAACAGTCCATCTAGGAGTATAATCTTCCATACTTAATATTCCTTTCTTTATATAAATATTATATTATAATTTTGTGTCTATTGTAAAGTATTTATGTCTTTTTTATCTCGCTCAACTAATTCTTTAATTTTTTGCATAAGCGTGTCAAATTCTTCTTGAATTTCTTTGCTAGCATCCTTAGGGACATAACGACTTAATTTACGGAATTTACCCGCCATACACAAATCAGCCATTTTTTCTAATTTACCAATACTTGGAGCTTTTTCTTTTGGATATCATCCATGCTCTATAAGTTTCATACAATAATCTTTAATTGCCATTAATAAGTCCATTTTTTTACCTCTCTTTTAATTTTTATTTTTTAA